GTTCCAAGCGCGCATCCAGACGGCCATTCAGGATCCCCGTAGCGGCCTGATTTACCCTCGGCTGCATATCATCAACTCCCACAACGGCACTAGCCCCATTTCGGTGTTTGCGGGCCTCTACGCCCTGATCTGCACCAATGGCCTGATCGTCTCGCGGGGATCGGTTGGTGAGTTCCGGCAGCGGCACACCAAGTTTTCGATTGAGGACGCGCAATCCCACATTTCCCAACTCACCGATTCGATGGAAGGCATGAGCGGGAAGGTGACGGCATGGGCGCAATTGTCACTCGATTCGGAACAGCGTAACGCATTCGCAACTAAGGCGGCACGCATTCGCTGGAACAAGCCGGAAGATATCATTCCTGATCCCGTCCACATTCTCCAACCTGTCCGCACGGCAGACAGCGGAAACGATCTCTGGACTACTTTCAATGTCGCCCAAGAAAACATCCTGCGCGGTGGATATGATCGCAGCAAGCGTAAGACGCGCACGGTCAACAACATCCGCGAGAATCTGCGAATCAATCAAGAGCTTTGGGCTCTGGCCGAGGCCACTTTCACCGAATATTCGGTGAAGTGAAACTGGGGGAGGGTTGTCGTTGGCCCTCCCCTTCCCCTAATATTCGCGCAAGTCTAGATGGGGCTCGTGCGAATATTAGGGGTTTTCTTTTGCACTATTCCTGCCAAAATGGCATCCGCGGGGGCCCCACTCGACGCAAGTCCTTTATTTGCAAGGGGTTACAACTTTTCCCATTTTTTTCTTGTGTTTTCTTGTTGGATAGCCGATACTTAGGGCATGAGCAAGACTAGCGAAGCAATCGAGAGTGGGCGCACGGTCTATCTTCAATCCCTCAAGGGCTCGGACTATACTCATAGCGTCCTGAAGCCTAGTACCAATAAGAAGCTGGGAAAGAAGATTAGGAAAGGCCCGTGGAAGGGTGCAATTATTTATACTTTGACGCTGGAGGAGCGGAATACTTGCCCCGCCTATTGTGCGATGTGGGAGAAGTGCTATGGGAATAATATGCCATTCGCTCACCGTATGGCAATGCCTAATAGTGAATTGATGGCTAGACTGGCAAAAGAGATTGATGGACTGTGTGCTACTTATCAGAAAGTGGCTATTCGTCTCCATGTGCTTGGGGATTTCTTTTCTGTCGAATATACAGAATTTTGGATTCGCCATTTGATTATGTATCCTAATCTTTATGTTTGGGGATACACGGCGCATAAGTATGATACCAATATTGGGCGAGATATTAGTCATGCTAATAGACTTTTCCCAAATCGGTGTCTGATTCGATTCTCCAATAGCAATGAATCCTTCCCCGAGAATGGTATCTATTCAGCTAATGTTTTCGAGGAAGAGGGAGATTCGATTACTTGCCCCGAACAGCTTGGAAAGACTGAATCTTGTGCAGATTGTGGATTGTGTTGGAATAAGAATATTTCCCAACCTATTCGATTTATTCAGCATTGAGGCTCGCGGTGGCGTAAGTGCTTGAAAACAAAGGACTTGCGTCAAGTCCGGGGGGCCCCATAAACCTAACCCCTTATTTGACAAGGGTTTACACTTCTCCAAGCTTTTCCAAAAAAATCCCAAAAAACCCCTTGCGGTTTGGAGGGGGTATGCTAGATTTCGGCTCACCACAAGGGATTGGGGGTCTGATTTTAGAACACAACCTATTGTGGTTTTATTTGAAAACTTGGGGGTGAGAGAAATTCCTACGCACTAGTTCGTATTATTTTGGTTATGTTTCATTCACCAAAGTGCGTATAAGCATCTACGAACTAGTGCGTATAAATGGATATAAATCATACAAAATCTATTTCTAGATTCTATATGATTTCCTATTATCTCCTATTTCGGAGATTGGGAAACTTGTAAATAGTTCTTACAAGTTCAAATCTTGCTTAGAATTCATTCCATATTCGGGATTTTAGATGTTTTTTGGAGTTTTTTGAGAAATATGTTTTGAGTGGGGCTAAAGCAAAAACCAAATTCAAATCAAGATTGAACAAGATTGAACCAAGATACCATATAAAGCTTGACTTTTTGGTACTTATATATCCACCTCCCCCCACCATCTCCCACCTGTTCCCACATAACCTTGACTTTTTGGTATGTGGTGTGAATAAAAAACAAGTTTTATTCACATGGGTTTTATTTACTTTAAACTCTTACTTTGACTTTTTGGTATCTGTTACCTTAGTCTTTGTATTCTTTGTTTTATTTTTACCTTCGTAGATGTACCACCTATTGTAGTGATCCCAGCTTTGGAATACAATATCTCCTGTGGGATGATTATAGGTATAGGTTCTGCTTTCATGCTTATTGTAGCATTGAGTACAGAGGGTAGCAGACTCTCTCATGTTTGCACTCGTTACATTCCATTTAAGTTCTTCTACTGGAATCATATTTCTGGTATCGAACTCTTGGGCGCAATCATCACAGAAAGACTTATTCATTGTGGTCTTATAAATAATACAGATTCAGGATTTTCAGACAACAAGCATATTACTTTTAAACCATCTTTTTCAAAGCAAGATAGATTTGTAAGCTCTTTAATTTCTTTTTTATTCTCTTCGTTTACAGTCATTATCCATATTGGTAAGTCGCCATATTTACTTTTTATGGACTCAAGACATAATATTAACTTTGATATATTTAGGTCAGTAATTTTATTATGTGGAATAGCTGAGTTTGTTTCTATGTTCATTCTTCCTCTATTAACTTTTTAATCCTGATGGCACTTTTGAACTAATGAATGTCCAGCCTTTGTCATTAAGTGTCTAACGACTACAGCTTTGGAAATCTTATAGTCTTCCTTTAGATTAACATTAAATCCGTACTCCTCACAGAAGTTGTCTAGTTCTGTATAGAATACTTCGGGTTGGAACCATTCCCTTTGTCTACAGGTTGGGCATTCAATTACTGTCTCCAATGTCGCCATATCTATTTCCACAAACTCTTTTATCTTTTTAGTCTGCATTTTAATCTCCTGAATCAATTCCAAAGTTAAGATTGGTAAAGGTATTCTTCTTCGTCAGTCCAAGGAACCTCAGTCAAAATATAGAAGATCCTGTTGACATAATGGAATCCATTGATAACGATCCAAGGGTTGCTGCTGTATTCGGGATCATCAGGATCACAGACCTCCTCATCCCCCTCTACCATCGTCCAGACGCAGCGAGGATCGGCCTTCTTGATCTCCTCCCAGTCTTCGGCATTGTACCAGTAATACTCCCTCACAAGACCGGGGGCGATCATATGGGGCTTGTACTTGGCCTCGAACTGGTCGTAGTCCTTGTAGTTATGCTCGGGTTGAGTGCTCATGGTAGGTAGTATAGCCTAGCAGGGGGGGTCAGGTCAAGGGATTTTTCGTGATTATCCATCCAGTAGAAATAACTGCACCCTCAAGATTAGCTCCCTCAAGGTTAGCTTCTCTGAGGTCAGCACCTCGAAGGTCAGCCCCTCGAAGGTCAGCATGAGAAAGGTTAGCACCATGAAGAAAAGCATTCTGAAGGTCTGCACCATCAAGATCAGCATGATAAAGGTCAGCATGATAAAGGTCAGCACCGTGAAGGTTAGAACCCTTGAGGTCGGCATGAGAAAGGTTAGCGTAGTTAAGGTTAACATCCCTAAGGTCAGCATTCCGAAGGTTAGCCCCCCGCAAGTTAGCCCCGGGTTTAATTTGGTATCCGTTGGCGATTTTCATGGTAGGTAGTATAGCCTACTAAATCGGGCTGGTCAACATGGTTTTTGGAAAAAATTAAACTTTTAATTGAGTGGGTTGGGCTTGTCCGCTCGTAATTAAAAGGTTCATTAAAACAGGATTTAAATTTATCAGAAGCATATAGCCTCTGCTTACCTTTAAAGTTAAATCTTCGTTGGTCTCTTTAAATCTGGTTTCATGGTTGTCTGAAGTGAAGCCAGTCAATTCAAACATAGCATGGGTGATCTCATGGAGCAAAGTTTCCCTTGCTGGCCCATTTTCCATATCTTCATTAAGATAAATTATGTATGTACCGGGGTTAGTGTACCCATAAACTCCATTTTCAGGAATCTCTTTGGTAACCACTAATTTATACTTAGCATAGCCTACATCAACGGTCGTAATCCCAAACTTTTTAATTAAAGAAAAGATATGTTCTCCCATGATAGCCTCCGAAGTATGTAGGCTTTGAAACTTAATAGAAGATCAATTTCACAAGTTCTCCCAGCCCCCAAAGAATCACAAAAAAGAATCCAATTCCCGTGATCGCAAAGGCATATGCAAGGATTAAAACTCCAGCAGCATTCACCAAGTCTGATAAAAAGATACCAAACTTACGGCCCCAATCTCTGAATTTATTTGATTTTTCTCTTTTCATTTAAGAAGTCTTCCAATGATTACAGCACCACAATAAAGAAAAATCAAATAAATTGCAATCCAAAGGAGTGCCAAAGCAGCAGCAATGATAAAAGTCCACTTGAGAATAAACCAAGTTATTTTGAACCATTTTTCATTGGTAATATTTTGGATAGCTATCATTTTAATCCCGCGAATACCTAACCATGGAATCACTCAGATCGGGCTTAAATTCCAAAACCCTGTTAGGAATCAAATCATAACAGATAAGATGTACATTTTCAATATTATCTTTATCTTTGGATTCAGAAAGACGAGTCATAAGACCCTTGGCCCTTTCCCAAGTCATTTCTGTATCATTCATAGTGTAAACGAATGTGGGGGTAGTATTCTTATAATGAATACGAACTTCAAAGATTTGATTGTGTTTCATATTAGCAGCCTCGGTAAATGTTTTCGTCAGGTTCAGAAGTAGTTCCAGAATAAGAGTCTTCCCAGTTTAATCCAAAGATTTCTGGGCACTTCTTGGATGCGATTTCCATATCTTGGGCAGTCGGATAATGCTTCAGTAAATGTTTAGCCCACTCTCTAACATTCTTTGGAACTCTCGGCATTACCTTTGGATCCAAAAGAGCGTACAAGAACTCTCTGGTTCTCTTAACGCTCATTTCTCTTTCATAGTTGAGTGTCATTTACAGCCTCTACTTTGATTTCTTTGGTATCCGGCCAGACCATTTGATTTAGATGATGGAACATATCCACATTATCAAATGTAATCTTATTGATCAAGTCTTGTCTCATAGAGAAAAAGTCTTGATGCTCCAGCCATTGCTTTTGAGTGAATGTCCAGCTATAGGTGACCGTCACCCTGACAGGTTGATTCTTCATAAACAATTTTTAATCCTAGGTGTTGTGCCAAATCATGTTCAATCTTTGCTCCCCGACTCCACTTCCAACTTTTTAACATAAAGATGGAATCACAGGAGAGAAGCATTTTAATTGACTCGATCATGTAGTATCGCCATGATGAATCCGTCCCCCAATCGTCCTGATCGAACTTGGGAGAGGGGATGCTCATGGGGTTGTAGATTGTAGCATCTGGGAACCTCTCGCGCAAGCATCTTTGTGCATTTGCGAAATCTGTCTCACAAGTGATACTGTTTGTAATGGCTCCTGAAATGTAAATGTTATTCATAGTTCAATACCTACCAGCTTTGAAATTGAGTTAAGTTGGGAATCAATGTGCGCCCAGTTCTTAGATAGTTTGTCAGAAAGAGCAGCCCGATTAACTTTACCATTCTTTTTCAAAAGATCTGGATTGTCAACTATGTACTCGATCAGGTTCAATTGCTCCTTGTCAAGTGTGGACTCAATAAACTTATTAGTAAACTCAAGTTCTACACCAAACGAAGGATCTTCCTTTGATACCATAAAATCAGCAGCTTGGGAATCAAAGTGCTTTCCATCTTTGTCTTCATCCCAAACCAAAGGGATACACTTTCTAATGTGCATCTTCTTGGTTAGCTTTGTTCCACGGTTGTTCTTGTAATTCCAAAGACAAGTCTTAATGTATTTATTGAAGATAGGATCATCAATGATTTCATCAAAAGGCTTGTTGTATTTCTTTTGAAAGCCAATCACAGCTTCGATAGCCGCAATACAAAGATCAGAATACAAGTCTTCGTGAGAACAAAGAGCCTGATCTCCAGAAATCATCTGGCAGATAGTGTGGATAAGTTTGCCATATTTATTCTCAATCTTATCCCATTGATCGCTTGTTAGTTCTGATTTCATTTGTAGGGAGGATTTTCGAAGTCGGGAATGTCTTCCTGTTCTTTCTCAATAAGCTCAATCTTACGATTTAGATAGAATCTAGCCTTCTTGAGATCCTCAAGATACTTCCCTTTATGTCTTGCACGCAGGATGTACTTAATTACATTCCCAAGATGGTAGTCGAGCTTTGCATCCTCGATTACATCAATTACTTCAAATTTACCGAAGGTGTAATGCTTCGGATGGTTAATCATATCATCATTGTTGGAAGTGTGCATGGTTCTCCTTATAAGTGTTAGATGAAACTTGCATGAAAGTGGCTCGATAACTAAATTCTTGCAAAGTAAAGCATCCAGCATAACTCATAGCGGACTTAATTCCATCTACGAGTCCTTGGATAACTTCTTCTGTACTACCTTCAAAACGCGCTTTAACCTTGGTTGAGATTCCCTCTTCGTGACGCATCGCAAGGCCAGTTGCCTCCTTTGCTTTGAAAGATGCCATTCCTCTAAATTCCATATCTTTACCAAGCAGGGCATCTTCGTAATTCCAATTAGGAGTGCAGTCAGTTCCTGCAAGCATACCCCCAATCATAATGAAATTTGCTCCCGCTGCAAGAGCCTTGGCAGCGTCCCCTGAGTTACGAATGCCTCCATCAGCAATGAAAGGAATACCAGCTTGGGCACAATCAAGAACTGCTGTAAGTTGAGGAACCCCGCAACCAGTCTTGATTCTGGTTGTGCAAGCACTTCCTCCACCTACTCCAACCTTAACCAAGTTTGCTCCCCAATAGTTAAGTGCGATACACGCATCTGGAGTGGCGACATTTCCAGCAATAATAAAGATATTACTATCTTTGCTTCGGATATACTCAAGGGTTTTTTTCATATGATAACTATCCCCGTGAGCAATATCTACACAAATGTTATATCCTCTAGACATAACATCATCAATTCGTTGTTTGTTATTAAGATAACTACCGACTGCCACAAAAACATTTTTTGGTTCGATGTTTTTAAAAGCCTTATCAATGTTTTGAATAGATTCATTACGATGAATGATTCCAAAGCCTCCAAGCTCCTGCATCTTTTTTGCCATCTTGATACCAGTAATGGTATCCATGTTTGCAGAAATGATTGGAATCTTTAGGCCAGTAAAAGGCTTAAAGTGAGAATCTAAACTAGTAAAAGGCTTAAAGTTAGGAGCTAAAATTACGGCTGATCTAGTCAATACATCAGAATACCTTGGAACAATCAATACATCATCGTAACAAAGACCAATTTTGTTATCTTGAATCTTACTCATACAGGATTATACCAGAAAGGAGTTTGAGTTTTCCACTTAGCGAAAGTTTTCTTGTGAGTGTTGTAGTAAGTGCGATATCCATCAATAGGATTATCGCGCTTGCATTCGTCAGGCATCGCTTGTGCGAAGCGAGTCATGGGAACATCAGGGAAGAGATTCCTGAGGTTCTTACTATCATACAGGGTACGCCAGAGATCATAACCCCGATGGTTAAGATTGGAAGGGTGATTCCACCTTTTTTGCCATTCAAAGTTAAGTTCAATCTGTACCTTGTTAAGCCAATCCAAGTTTTCTCTAGACTCGCGGAGCCAGATGGTGCAGGGATGGTTCAACCAAGCTATCTTACCACTAACTTTGGATAGGAACTTGGCATTGGAGTTGAGCATTTGCATATGCTCGGTAATCATCTTCACAACATGACTATCGCAATGATAGGCAGCGCAAAGATTTGGGTCGAGATCAAGGGCGAAAATGTTCATGTAGGGACTATAACCTACGAGGAAGCCTTTGTCACGGATTTTTTCAGAAAAATTTTAGTATTACTAAAGTTATTTATTATCTTTGTAAACTGAGAAATGAACTATGTAGTGACGAGGATTCTTACGATCCATACTTAACATAATTTCTGTTCCATAGCTACCATAAGTTCTTTGTAGATACTTACGGATGCACTCTTGTACACCCTTCTTACGATTGTAAGTTTCCCGCGCACTACAGCGAGACACAATTGAGTATGGCTTTCCATCTTCCACCATTGACAAACAGGTATACCCGCCATTCTTGAGTATCTGTTTATTGGTGTAGTTTCGGAAATGCGATATCTTGAACTCGATAGTGCTTGGCTCTCCTTGCACTGTTGAGTGTGTAATATTGTATAAATCAGCTTTTATTAGCATAAGTTTGACTTTTTGGTAATAGGGGTTAATTTGACTTTTTGGCAAGAGGTGACATGAAGATGGGGGTTTTTGGCCCTACATACGCGCCTTTAACATTAAAGTCTGCATATTCTTTTGCATCTTCAGGATCCATTTCATCTCTTTCTATTAGAATGTCTACGATTTTATAATAGTCATAAACTACTACTGTCTCTCCGTTGACCTCTGCAAAACCGACTAGGGCTTCATCGAACCCATCGGCTAACAGCAGATCTAATTCTAATTCTTTTAAAATTTCATGTATATTCATAATTGATTTGGTGAGATCGGTGGGGATCGAACCCACGACCACTAGATTAAAAGTCTAATGCTCTACCGACTGAGCTACGATCTCATTTATATTGGAGCAGGGTACGAGATTTGAACTCGCAACGAATAGCTTGGAAGGCTATCATTCTACCATTGAATTAACCCTGCGTGTATTTCTCTGTGACAGTTAGAACATACTAAAACGCATTTATCTAACTCTGATCTTATTTTATCAAAAGATTTTGTGTGGCCCTTGTAAGCAATTCCAAAATCTTTTTTATTTGCATCTAAATGGTGAAAATCTAATGCTTCAACACATTTGTTATAACCACAAAAATGACATTTCCCACCTTTGTATTCTACAGACAATAATTTAATTTTTTTTCTTCTTTTGACAACAGCATCAACTCTGCACGCAGTACATCTAAAATAACCACGACCTTCCAATACAAATTTTACATCTCCATGTTTGCTACAATTTTTTATTTCGTGTTTTGCCATAAAAGCATTTCTCCATAATATATAGTATAGGTAGAACATTTTTAGTTCTACCTAAATTTAAGTTTTCAAAGAGTGTTTAGATGGCTCCCCGAGAAGGACTCGAACCTTCAACACCAAAATTAACAGTTTTGTGCTCTACCATTGAGCTATCAGGGAGTGATTGGTAGCTCCGAGTGGGATCGAACCACTAACCTACGGTTTAGAAAACCGTTGCTCTATCCTGTTGAGCTACGGAGCCATGGTAGCCTAGATCGGAATCGAACCGATACGCCTGTGAGGGCTTCAGATTTTAAGTCTGATGCGTCTGCCTATTTCGCCACTAGGCCATAGTGTACTAAGTTTAAAAGAACGGCGCGGGAGTTGGGTTCTGATTACAGCTAGTCTTACGATCTAGCTACTCCCGCGCCAATATGGTGCGACTGAGAAGACTTGAACTTCTGACCTGAGCTTTATAAGAACCCTGCTCTAACCAACTGAGCTACAGTCGCGTTGAGCCACCTTATAATAGCCCATACCCCTCTTTTCTCAACTTTATTTCGACAAAAAAACCACCCTTTTGAGGTGGCTTTTTTGAACTATCTGGGAATTCCAGATGGTTGGATTAATCATTTAAATGGATACTTACTATCATCCATTTGATTTTTTTTGATCTGCTCTTTTCTGAATTTAGCTTTTGCAGTAGCAACTTTAGCTGCTTTACCTAAGTCTTGTAATGCTTTTGGATTGTCAGCCTTAGCTTTCATCGCCTGTCCCTTAAGTCTTCTTTCAGTTCTTCTTTGATTTGGATCAAAGTATTTACTAACTTCGTCTTGACGAAGAGTCTCTTCCATTTTAAGCCCTTGGCGCATTAGCTTTTCATCTTTGGGGGGTAAATGAGACTTCTTTTGTTTTTTCATTTTTTCAGCAAAGCCTTTTGCAGCACCCTTACCTCTAAATTGAGCCCCCTTACTTCTAACTGTTTCCCCAGCGGGGCCTTCCTTTTTCACTGCTTCAGGATTAGCACCTCCACGAAGAGCATCTTTAGCTGCTCTCTTTACAGTCCCCTTTTTATATCCTTCATCTGCGCGATACTTATTTTCATAAGCAGTAGAGGATTCAATTAACAGTTTTATTATATCGTTTTTATTCATAATTTAGATCTCCTTAAAAATCAATACTTGGCGTGCTTGTCGTGTTTAGCGTCTTGCTCATCTTCATAGCGTTTTATAGCTGCATTATCAGCATCGCGTCTATCTATTCTTGCTTGTCTGCTAAAAAGTTTATGTTGAATTCTAGCAAACTTACCTTTACTAGGAGCATTATTTTTAGGGCTGGCAGACTTTCTAAGCATTCTGTTTGTGCTCATGCTGCCTTCCTTTACGAGCTTCTTTTTAACGACTTTCTTTTTAACGACTTTCTTTTTAGGCTCAGGAAGATTTACCTTAGCCTTTAAATGCTCTATTCTACGAGTTTCACGCTTCCTTGGGCCAGCCTCTGCGGAAGTTACAGGCTCATTTCCCTTTGGCTCTCTTTTAGCTAAAGGATCAGATCCAGTTCTCTTAGATGTATTTACACCTTTACGCCCAGGCCCTCCCCGCTGCTCTCCTCTTGGATGCATCTTTTGACGAGCCGCTTCTGTACCTGGAACATCCCGGCCAAATCTACGCTTAGTTCTCTCTGAAGCTATAGCCTCGGCTGAAGCTCCCTTCATCTTCTCTCTTTCGTAGCGATTAGCCTCAGAAATAATGTTTATTGTGCGCTGTAATAAATCTCTGTAGTTCATTGAGAATCCTTCTTAGCTTTTTTCTTAGGCTTGCTTTCTGTTTCCAACTCTGGAGAACGGGCATCTATGTCAAAAAATCCCTTTATGCCTACTTCGCCAACCTGTCCGACTGGATCAGAATCTAATTTTGGAGCTTGCTCAATAACTAATCCTAGTTCTATATTTTTTGCTATTTGTCTTGCTATTCTTTTATCTTTTAATCTACCCATAATTACCTCACTCTGATATATAGCAAAGAAGATCCCTAAAACAGGGATCTTCTTTTAAATTTATCGAATGTTATCACATACCCAATCTATTAACTCGAAGCTGTTTATTGATGGGTATTGTCCTTTTAATGTTTTAACTGCACAATTAAAAACTAAATACTTTTCTTCCTCACTCATTTTTTTGTGCAGCAGGATTTTCTCCCCCGACACGAACTTCCAATACCTCTTGGTTTGACTTTTTGGTTTTTTGCTCTTTCGCTGGTTTTTCATTTATAACCTCACAAACTTGTGGTAGCCCATCCTTAATATTTAGGATAAATTTAGCTGGCATTTTAACTTGTTTCTCTAGTATGGCCTCTGCTATTACTGTTGCAATGTTGTTTTTAATATAACGAGCAACATTTCTAGCACCGTACTCGAAAGAATAAGACTTTTCTATAACATAATCAATTAAGTCTTCAGTAAGATTAATTGGATATTCTGATAGCTTATTGATTACTATCTTCCTTACATCCTCTTTGCTTAAGGAATTAAAGAAAATAACTTCATCTATACGATTCATAAATTCAGGACTAAACTTCTTTTTTACTGAATCGAAGATCGTGCTGTTAATAGATTCCTTACTAGGTTTGTTTTTTACAAAACCTAGACTGCTATACTTAACATCACTAACCCCTTGATTGGAAGTGAAGATAAAAATAGATTCGCTAAAATCTAGCACATTGCCCATGTTATCTGTACAAGTTCCATCATCGAGCAAAGACAATAGAAAATCTGCTAGTTTAGCATCTGCTTTTTCAATTTCATCAAAGAGGAATACCCACTTATTTGATATGTCTGATTTTTCTTTCAGAATACTCTTGTCTGAATGACCCACATATCCTGGGGGTGATCCTATGAGTTTAGCGTATTCGTGTGCTCCAGCATATTCAGCACAATTTATCTTAAAGAAGTGACCACTGTAACTAGAGCCTATAAGCTTTGATAGTTCAGTCTTACCGACTCCAGTAGGTCCAACAAAGAAGAAAGAGGATGAGTGTGATAATCCTGCTGATATAAGCTTCATATGCTTTATAACAGAATCAATAGCATGGTCTTGTCCAATAATAGATTTTTTCATTTCACTTTCCAACTTTTCAAAACCAGTTTTAGTCTTAATTGTTGGAGGAACTTTAACCTTGCTAACCTTCTTCTTAACAGTATCTTTTCCTATTTGTGATCTCAAAGTCTCTGTCAAGTTCTTTAAGAAATCTGAGGAATTTTTCATCTTGTCTAGTTTGCTGTGTTTCTCAGAATTCAAATCAATTGCAACAAACTCTAGCGATAGAGGGGGATAAATTATACATACTGCTGAATATAAGTTATCCAATAATTTTCTATATGCATCACTATCAATTTCATGCTGAATAGCACCTGAAACTATCTCTTCATAGTCAATAATAATTTTCTTACAAATAAATTCTTTGTATTCTATGTAAGAAAAATATTTTTCTACTCCAGAGATCTTCTGGCGTATTTGAGTAAAAAGTGCTGATTCTTCATTGTTATCTAATATTTTAACTTGAAGAACCAGATTTATCTCATCACAAATTACTAGATAATTACCTTTAGTGTTCATTCACTTGATCCAGTTCAGAAAATAAGGATTCGGCGGTTCCGCTTGCTTTAGTTTTTTCAGGTTCATCTTTCTCATTCATCTTTGTCATTAAAGTTAAAACTTTAACAACATTTTGTTTTGATGACTGAGCTACTTTAAGACAATCAACCATTAACGCTTTGGAAACATTATCGGCTGGGTTCTCTTCAACCCGTTGTTTAAAGTATGCATGAGCCTCTAGTGCTAAAACTCTATCCTGATCTGATTCTTCAATTAGCTTCTTGGCTATCTTCTGAATCTTGGTCTGAGCTAGGTGAGGTGTTTTTGGAACATATGTCGTAGGCATATTCTACACTCCATTCAATATTATGTAGGTATCTGTCCATTCGATTTTGAACATAATATTCTACAAGTTCTTGAAATTGCCACTTAGCTGGGCAATTATTAGCCAACATCTTATTTCCATGGATATCCCAAATTGCATAAATATCATTTTCTGGAACATCATAAATTGGGAAGGATATTGGCTCCCAATCAAAAGTTTCTATCGAATCATAACTATTTTGTATCTCTTCGGTCATTGTCAGAATTCTCTGTTTTATTTAAATCCTTAAAAGCTTCTCGCCATTCTTCCCTCTCTTCCTCTAACTTAGACTCAAAGTTGGAAAAACGGCGAGTATGATTAGGTTTCTTTGGTTTTTTATTGCTACCGTACTTGTAGCTATCTGAATTATTTCTTTTAAATGACTTACCCATCTCACTTAATAGTTTTAAGGAATTCTGCAAATGCTTGTTCACGGGTGATTTCGCGTTGCATTTGCTCCTTGGTCATTCGGAAACGCTTACCCGTAGCCTTAGTATACTCCTCAATAGTGTGATACTTAGGGTTAGTGTTGCTGGCAGTATTTTGATTGGACTGGGTCAATTGAGTTTGGTTATTATCCATTTTCTTTCCTTTAAAATGTTTTTCAAAAGCTGAATCTACTAAATTAGTAAGTTCAGTGTAAAGATCGTTTTCTTTCATAGTTAGCCTTTCGGGCCTGTTATAATTATAGTAGGTGAGCTACCTAATTCAACTTATTTTTAATAAATTTCGTAGGTGTTCAGAATGATGAACTTCCCTATGACAGTTTGCACATAAAACAATGCATTTTTTTAATTCTTGTTCTATTTTTTTTAGTGAGGAAGAGTAAATCATGTTTGATAATGTATCAACCTTGAAGTCTTCTTCTAAATGATGAAGATCTAAAGCGATAAAAGTTTTATTATATCCACAAAGAAAGCAACCTTTCTTTTTTACTTCATCAACTAACTCTTGTCTTTTTTTTCTGCTTATTTTTTGATATTCTTTTATTTTTGATTTATCAACTCGTCTTTGCCTTCTTTTATTGGCGATTTTTCCTTTTTCTGTTTTTGAATATGTCTTTTTTCTTTCATTATCACAGTTTTTACAATAAGCAGATTTTCCATTATGCCTTGCTTTATTATTGCAAAAGTTCTCTTCAGATAATATGTTTTTACATTTAGAGCAGGAGTACATCATTTAAATGTATATACTACTCCAACCCTAAAAATTTTCTTAGTTTTTTAAATTTATCAGAAGAAAATTCATCATAAAATATCTTTTTTTGAAATTTTTGATCTTCATAAGTATACCACGCTCCAGATTGTGTAACTAATTTATCTTCGACTAGTAATTCTAAAAGACCAAAATAAGGATTTAATCCACTATCATAAATTAACTCAAATTCACATTCTCTAAAAGGAACAGACACTTTATTTTTTGTATTGCGAACAGATCCTTGAATTCCTATAACTTTTCCAGTATCTTCTTTAACTAAATCACTTGTTTTATTAGAGATGGTCTTTAAATTTACTCCTAAGTAATATTCTAGTGATTTGCCTCCTGAAGCTAAAGTCGTTGGGTCGCCATACATAACTCCAACTTTATTTCTAATCTGGTTAATTATGATTAAAGCTACTTTGTACTTACGCATTAAAGGGTTAAGTTTGCGTAAGCAGTTGCCTGTAGTCTTAGCTCTTACTGCTCCTTGCATATTATTACCATCGTAGTTTTCTGCCTCATACTCTGCCTTGCAAGGGCTAACTGCAATACTGTCGTATGCAATCACGATAGGAGTCTCTGTATCAGATTCACGAATAGACTTGATAGTGGTCTCGATAACATCAAAGCAGTCCTCCAAAGTCTCTGGAGCAGCGTATATCAGCTTCTCAGGATCAATACCAAGCTTTCTAGCGAAGTCTGGGTTATATGCATTCTCACTATCCACAAGCATTGTATAGTGACCAAGCTTTTGTGCTTCTCTTAAAATATGAGTAGCAAACACAGTCTTAGCCGTGCTTGCTTCTCCATGGAACTGTGTAATCATACCAATAGGTATACCTTTGGTATAATCACCTGAGATAATCTTGTTCAGGGCATAACTGCCTGTTGAGATAAATCCTAAGTCTGTCTGTGTATCAGACAGCAATCCTGCTGTTTTTAGTTTCTTTATAATTGATTGATCCATAGTCTGTAGCTCCACTGTATACAACATCGGTAATACCGTATTTCTCTATTAAAGCTTGGCAATGCTTACACGGTTTAGCCAAATTATTATTCTTACGATAAACATATATGGTACAACCACTTAGGTCATGCCCCATTCTTAAAGCTTTATAAATGGCATGGCCTTCTGCGTGTAAGTTACCATAAAACCCTGATCCGAACTTAGGGTGAGTCTTCCAAAGATTGTGTGCTGCTGCAAGGACTTTTTTACCCCTTGCGATAGCAGCACCAACCTTAAATCTTGCTGTTGAACGATGCGCTTGTTTGATTGCAACCCGCATCGGCGGCGGCAGATCGTCCATTAACGATTATCTCCAGAACCTTTAAGCTTATCACGGTCTTTCCGATCCTGAAGCTTGCTAATATTTTGTTTAGCAATATCTTCTAGTTTAAGACCAAGATCAGTAGCAAGAGCCGAAACATACCAAAGTACATCACCAAGCTCTGCTGCTATTTTGTCAGCATCCTGCTTACTAATTTCAAAGTCATTTGAGGTTTTATCCCTCATTATTTTTTTAATCTTATCACACACCTCTCCTGCTTCAGACGCAAGGCCGAGTGATGGGTAGATTACCGTATCCTTATAGATAGCGAATTTAGATGCTTCTTCTTGATATTGTTTAAAATTCATCAGTACACCATAGCATTAGAAGTATTATAAGAAAATCCCGTAGCAGTAGGATCACGGAAGATCCATTGGAAGTACAAAGGTTGCATCATAGGGTTCGGAAGAACACCCCAATTAATCCATTGCACAGCACTACCATTAGGTGCTGTAATAATCATAGGGCCAACACGATAAATTGGATGCATAGGATTCATGCAAAACATACCATTCCCAAAAGGGTTTGACATTGGAGAAGTACCACACAAAAGTTGTGTGTAGACTCCTGCTGGTGCGTTAAGCATAACAGCACACCAAGGGTTAGGGGGAGGTGGGCCACCATCATTAATACAGAAAGAAATACTAGCAGTATTACCACTAGAATTAGGATTGGAAGTACAATAAGTTGTTCCTTGTGAACTAGAAGGAAGAGTCATTCCAAGAGTAAAAATTAATGAGAGCATAATATTTTTCATCATGCTCTCATTATAGACAAATATTATCTTTTTTATCTACGAGGGGAGGTACTTCTTTGCTCTATCTCTGATTGCATATGCGCTATCCAAGATTTATTTTGCATTTTTTGGAATAAGGCAAGCCTCTCCGTGAGATTGTTGGAAGGAGTGTAAAAAATTAAACTCTTTCTTAAAAATTCAACAGCCACTGTTGGTGTTTTTGTATACTTTATAATCAAAGCCATAAAAGCCAGAGTGTGAGCAGGGTCTCCGTGCATCGAAAAGGAGGGGGGAATTATAGTTTTTCCATTTTGCTCTGTTTGCCACCAATGAGGAGGCCCGTAAGTAGAACCTCCATAAGGATCCTTCAGAGGGGATTGTCTAAGATAAATTGAGGTAGCCATGCGCTCAATCCAATCGTAACCTTTCATTTGTTTTTGTACTGATAGAGCCGTAGCCCCTATGCCTAGAATAGCCATATGAAAAATTTGGGTCCCTCTTGCTCCCTCTGGAAAAGCTGTAGGGTGTGTATCTCTATGAGGTATCGAATATTCATCCTGATACTTTTGAAATACATCAAGCATATTATCTGCCCAAGTTCCCCACCCTAATGGACCTTGATACTTAATCATGCACGCACCTAGGTATGCCATCCAACCAGCATTTCTTTCTAGTCTTGGATGCCCTTTAAATGCTGGCTCTATCATCATTCTGGTTAGCGTTTGTGGAATCCACTGACCTGGGTATGCTGGAGTAGCCAACTCATCTCTACGATCTGACCAAGCTTGATAACGGCAGTCTTCTGCTATCATTCTCAAATCATATAAAGCACACCTACGAATAGGATTAGTAGTTGGTAAATATTCTACTAATGGAATCAAATGCCTAACGACACGAATAATATGCGCTAAATCATTTGGGCGATATTCCCAAAGTTCCTTTACATAATCAGGCTCTACATTAAACTTACTATGAACTTTATATTGATAAGTATTATAATCACCAACCAAGAAAGGAAGCAATTCTATTTCATTTTGCCTACCTTCCTGACCTTTCATTAAGTCTCGGCCTACAGGAGTTTTCCATTCATATAGAGAAACTGGTTCAAAAGTATCAATTGAAATAGCATCACAGAATTGTCTATGCATATTAGCTCTTGCCATCTCAAAATGATACTTGAGCATTGATGGAACACCTTCATAGCCGTGATTAGGATCTATTCCATAACCACCATGAGCATATCCATTAGGGTAGCCTTCAACTGTAAAAGGTCCTAATTTTTTAAATTGATAAGATAGGTTTTCTGCCTCATTGTTGTAAACATACCCCGGAGCATGGATAGCTTTATCTATTTCAGTAAGAGCCTGTTTAATAACTTTATTCTGTTGAACAGTATCTACTGTAGGTTGTTTATAATTAGTTGGGCCATAATTATCCAGCTTCTTGATTCTAGTTTTAGTTAAGCATTTATCTAAAGGATTCTCTCTTCCATAATTATCCTCGCACCTAAATGCAAAAGGAATTTCTAGAATTCCTCTAGGTCTCATGTATACTTTTGATTCTGTGTGAAAGACTATATCTTTCCACATAAAATCTATTTTTTCAATAGATACGATACCTACGGATGAATTTACTTGATTATTTGTTGGGGAAATTAATCCATTGGTTAACCTAATAATGCCCCACAACCAACCATCGGTTTTTTCAGAAAAAATCATTGCTCCAATAACTGGATTTCCTGAAGAATCCTTAATTATAAGGCCAGGTAAGTTGTCGTAAGATTGTCCCCTTAAACCATTAGGGAATTGTACATTTATTGAAAAAGACATAAAAAATTCCTCCTAAAGTATAATAGCTTTAGGAGGAATTTTTTTCAATTTATTTCAAGGTGTGATGTTGTACATTGTCAAATATGATCCAACAGGCTGACCTGTTGGAGCACCTTTTACAACTCCAACCTTACCATTTGAATTAAAGGATAATAAGTTTCCCTGAGCAGTAGCATCCATTGGATACGCTGCGGTTATTCCCCAAACTCCTGCATTCTTTCTAAGTACAAGTAAATTGTTATTTGACAAAGAAGAAAGTGCAATGATTGTATTATTATTTATCCAATCAATAGTTTGATATCCTGGTGACGCTGTTGTTACTGGATTTGGTATTGTGATATTATTAACTCTTACGGGCCATGCTGAAGCATTATTTGGATCAGTATATCCTAACGCTGGCTGACGCTGATAACCAGCATTAATTTGATAGAAAGCTAGTCCACAAGAATCTGGATAAAATGCAGTTGGAGCAACTTGCTTTATAGTTCCAACGCACATCGTGTTTCCATCAGGAGACATTGATATAGACATTGCGTAACCTTCTGGGTCATTCCATTCAGATTTTATCCAATGCCACCAACCAAAGGAACTGTAATTAGCTTCGGGGAACCAAGCTGATGGAAACTTCTGTAAATGGTCTACATCAAGTCTTGTATAGCCAATAAAGCTTGCAATCTTTACTTGAGCATTTTTCGCTTGTCTTGCAAAAGCAATTCCTCCAGATGATGGATTGACATATTCCCATAAGGCTGGGAATTGGGGAGCCCATTGATATCCATAAACTTCAACTACAGAAGTATCATCTGACAAAGGATCAGTATGAAATCCAGCAGTATAACCTATACTGGCTATAACTAAAAGTTTGCCATCTTCACTTAAGCGAGAGCAACCATAGTTATTTGTGGATGGAGATAGTGGAAATATATTATCCCACTTATGCGCTCTCCAGGTTCCTGATGGAAGATCAAGAGTCCAGATATTACCACGCTGTCCTGACATCATCCAAGCGACAATTGTCTTGCCATCCTTGGAAACATGAACATTCATCTTTCCAAGATAATATTCTAAATTAGAATCAAAATTACTATATTCAAAAATAGGATTAAGCTTAAGTTCAAAGGCTAGGTTTGGAGTTCCTCCTGTCCAAACTCTTAACCAATAATCAAACTTGCTAAAAGTAGAGTTTCTCTCAGAGCTAATTACAGCAAAGACATTAGCATCCCAAGCAGCGTCAACCTTAACCTCTGCAAACTGCCAAGGCTGGTATTGCCAGACTACTTGACCATTTACATTATCAAGCAGCCTGACCGTTCCTGCGCTAGTTCCTGTGCCTGTAGTACCGTTTGGATCGCTGCCTCCATTCCTGGAGGAAATGACTGTGAAATCTTTTCCTATGCCTACATCGTTAGCAATTTGAGCAGAGTAATAAGTCCAAGCAGGACCATCTGCCTTAACTATTCCCAAAAATGAAACGAATAAAAAAGCACTGATTAAAAATTTAGTAATAGTGTTCATATAACTCCTGAAGCTTGGCTTCATAGTTATATACTATTACTAACTTGATTGTTTATCCATTCAAAAGTCTTTTTCATTCCAACTTCTAGAGGTTGGGTAGGTCTCCATTGCAATTTCTTGAATATGAGTTCATTATCGCTATTTCTACCCCTAACTCCTTGCGGACCTGGAATATTTTTCACAGTTATATTTTTTCCAGATAATTTAATCACCATACTAGCTAAATCATTAATAGCAATCATCTCATCAGATCCAATATTAACTGGACCAGGGAAGTCTAATTCCATTAGTCTAAGAATACCTTCTACACACTCATCAATGTAGAGGAAAGATCTGGTTTGTAGTCCATCTCCCCAAATCTCTATTGTGCCGCCGTTCTTAGCTTCAGCTACCTTTCTACAAATAGCAGCAGGAGCCTTCTCCTTACCGCCATTCCAAGTACCTTCTGGTCCAAAGATATTATGAAATCTAGCAATACGAACTTGTAATCCCATATTTCGGTTAGCTGTTAGATAAAGTCTTTCTGAGAATAGCTTCTCCCATCCATACTCTGAGTCTGGGGCTGCTGGATAAGCTGAGTCTTCCTTGCAGTTTGGATTGCTAGGATCCTCCTGGTTATATGCTGGATACATACACGCAGAGCTAGAATAGAAGATTTTTGCTTTCCATATTACTGCCCAATTCACAGCATGAAGATTTATTTGAGCAGAGTTAGTCATTACATTGAAATCATTTTCTCCTGTAAAGATATATCCTGCCCCACCCATATCTGCTGCTAACTGATAAACTTCATCAAAGCCCTGGTATATTCTGTCTAATGTTTCCCAACCAGATTCTTTTGTAAGATTTACTGATATATAAGTCTTGCAAAATTTATCTGCTCTTAGATATTCATTTTCATATTTTATGTCAGCAACAACGACTATATGTCCTTGATTGTGAAGTCTACGAGCAAGATGATGTCCAATAAATCCACCACCACCACAAATTAGTATTTTCTTTTTCATAGTTTCTCCAATAGAAAACAACCTACACCGTAGGCTTTATCTGTGTACAAAACTTCTCCCATCAATTTGGGATCAGTTAACTCCCAATAGTTGTCTCCACTAAGTTTATAAGTATACGATTCTATTATCTTAGATCCCTCTGTTAATCTCATTATAGCTTCTAAATCGTAATTTTGATGGTAAGGTTGCCATCTAAATTTTCCAAAAGGTATAGTTAAAATAATTTTTCCCTTATCTTTTAATATGCTTAATGCTTTCAAATAACCTTTCCTGTCTTCATTATCTCTAAAAATTAAATCACCTTCAGTGCATTGAGGAAAATGTTCAAGACTTGATAGAAACATAATAAAATCATACGATTCATCAATTTTTATAGTTACAAAATCACCTGAGTACTTCCCTCCTCTAAAGTCTGCTATATCATGTTGAATATTTAAATTTTTTATGGTTTCATATATAGATGAATTAAAAGAATGATTAGTTGGGATACCTCCAACATCTAGCAACTTTTGCCCTTCAAAATATTTTTTTAAGATTTCACAAATGAATAAAACTTCTACTATTCTTTCCGAATTAAAAGAATTAAATATTCTATTTTCCATGGTTAGTTTTTAGGTGTTAAAATTAGAAACCCTTGATGCCTATAATCTCTGGTAAAATTATGAGTTTCTTTGTATGAATCTGTAATAAAATCTATACCATTTTCTCCGTATTTATTCTTAAAATCTTTATTCAATAACTCAAATGGCCCTTCTTCATAAATCTGTAAGTCATCAATTATAAAAACATCCTTGGACAACGGTCTTAAATTTTTAATAATATTTATCTCTTGCTTTAAAGGTTTATGAAGTTCTGGAACTTCTGAAAGATGGTCATATGAATTATAATGAAAATCAGCCCCCGGGAAATGAGCATCGAGCCAAAATAAACAAGGTTTATCATCAACCAAATTCAAAATAGAAGACAATCCATTGATTGAATTATCATTTATAAATGATAATCTAGAATCTATAAATTTTGAATTACAATAATTATATAAATCCTCAATAATCTCTATGCTATACAATTTTTCAAAATTGTATTTTAGTGCGTGGGTTATACCAGTGCCTTTACCAGATCCAGTCTCAATGAAATATCTACAATTATATTGATCTATATAATTTTGTAAATTGTGTAAGTATAGTTCCCCCATATATTACCCCTTGGCTGAGAATTTTGTTTCCCAGTAAGTATACAAATCAGTGAGCGTAGTATTAATATCAAACTCTGGTGTCCATCCAGTAAGAGACTTCAATTCAGAAACATCACCATGTTGATAAAAAATATCATGTGGCCTCCAGAAGTTAGGTTCTATTTCTTTTGTGACTGGTTTACCATGAATACTAATAAGCATATCTGTGAAAAATTCCATTTTCCTTGGGATATCGCCACAAACATTATATATCTTTTTATTAGATCCTTCGTTTATCATTAAAAGATAATAAGCTTTTACAGTATCTCTCACATCCATCACAACTCTTGTTGTAGTAAGATTACCAACTTTTAATATATTATCCTGTAAACCTTTAGCCAACTGAAAGGCATCTGAAGAAATAGAAAATGTTCTACCTCTTCTTGGACCAGTATGAGAAAATGCTCTAGTGATAAATCCATTTATCTTATTGTTAGTAAATCTTTCTTGTAGATAAAGATCTATAGCTGCTTTTGAATTACCATAAGGGTTAGATGGTAAAATAGGATCCGTTTCTTTTAACATCCTTCCATCTTTACCAGTATTCCCATACACTTCCGAGGTAGAACAAAACATAAATTTAGTAGTTGGACTATATTCTACTACAGCTTCAATTAAATTTACAGATCCTTGAACATTTGTCATAAATGTTCCAACAGGGTCTGAGAAACTTGTTGGTGGGTGTGATTGAGCAGCTAAGTGAAAAATACCATTATACTTTTCTTTTCCAATAATTTTATCCATCCTAGATCTATCAGTTAGATCTCCATAAACAAATGTTATCTTTTGAAAATTAGAGAATGGCACAACATCTAAAATATCTGTTTCCATTCCATTACTTCCTCTAATCAATCCATGAACTTCATGACCTTCTTCTATTAAAAGATTAGCTAAATGTGGGCCAGCAAACCCAGTTATTCCTGTAATCAAATATTTCATATTATCCTCTTATTATTGAATTTTTTCCTATGTAATCTAGCTTCCAATTTGAAGACACTGTAAATCTACATCCTTCTTCTGTTACAGGTCTTTTTAATAAATAATTACTACTTTTTAAAGTAGTAATAAATCCATCAATAAATTGATGGATTGAACTTTCTAAACAGTATATCTCTTTTGCATTAAGAATAATACTGTACCAATCTAATATATTATAGTCTTTTACCTGTGTTACTTGTATAATAGGAATATTTATTTTTGGCAGTATAGAAGATTCATTTCTTGAATCAATATTATGAACTAAAGCATAAGGTTTAGTTACATCTATTTGAAGTTTTTTTATTAACTCTTCTTCTTTTTTAATATTTCTTTTCCATATTAAATTATTTTTTTCTGTAAAAGGGACTTCTGATAATCTATATTTACATTGTTCAAAATTTTCTAAACCTATTCGTTGTGCAGTTGGGTGCGGACCTCTGTCGGCTAAATTTAATACTTTATCATACTGATCTAATATAGGTAAGATTTTCATTACATCGGATCTGAGCCAATCAGGGTGTAAAACTTCTTCAGATAAAATAATTGGTTTTACATAGTCAAAATAACTTAGAGTAGGTATAAATTTTTGTGTAACAGGCCAATGAACTTCGTATCCTTTATCGTAATACCATTTTGCTATTGGAGCACAAACAAAAATATCTCCAAAAGCTCCGGGCTGAATTAATAATAATTTTTTCACAGTGATTTCTTAATCCAAAAAGAATTACCTTGCCCATTACCCGCAGAATTATCTAGTCCTATTGAATGCAGGGCAAAATCTGACAAATAGGATTCTAAGTCTTCTTTATAACATTGACCTTCATATAATTGTTTATCCCAAACATTAATAAAATCATGTGTATGAATTTCTAAAAATAAAGATTCATAATTATGTAAGTTTGCGCCTTTTAATACTTTCAACTCTGCACCTTGTACATCTACCCATAATAAATCTATTTTTAAATCTTGTAATTCTTCTTTAAGTGTAGTAGTTTTTATTTTTAATATTTCTTTTATTTTGAATGGGTGACCTAATTCAGTTCCTGTGAATTTTAGCAGTGAACCTGAACCTTCCCCGCCATTCCCGAGTTCAAAAAAATCTGTTTCTTCAATAACATCAGATATTGCTTTGTTAAATGTTTTTACTCTAGAATTATGAGCAAATGTTTTTGATAATATTTGATAGTGCTGGGGAACTGCTTCAAAAGCATAAATAGTGCAATTAGGATAATAATATAACAACCGATTTATTTCATATCCATGGTAAGCACCAATAATCACTATATTTTTTATATCTTCCTTAGATTTATTAATTAAAACATTAAAATTAGATTCTACATCTTGTTGTATTATATCGTATGCATTTCCCTGAGGGTAATAGTAAGTCATTTTATACTCCTAAACATATAATAGTATATTGGTTCAAAAATATACTGTTCTTTGTTTAAGTATCTTAAAATATTTTGCGAATATACTTTATCTTCTCCCATAGAAATTTCAGGGAATCCAACATTTAAAGCATATTCTCGTTTCACGGGATTCAAGTGATTTGGATTTCTGTAATATCTCATGAATCCTAGTGTCAAATCTCTATTTTCAAACCAAGTTCTGTAGTTTAAACTGTGGTAAGTAAATCCTGCTAATTGATTATCATTGAAATGTAGTAAATGCATCCCAACCACATCAGGATTTTTTTCTATAGCTTTAAGAATTTTAGAAACATAATCGTGTGAAACTAAATCATCATCATCTACAAAACAAATATAATCTCCGCAGCTTTTCTGAAGAAGATTATTACGCTTTTTACCTATAGAAGATTCACCTTTATCTAACTCTATTAGAACTTCAACTTCTTCAGTTATTTGAGGATTTAAGATAGTCAATAATCTATCTAAATAACTTTTTCGGTTTTCTAAAGATAAAATTAGTATTGATAGTTTTTTCATTTATTTAGTTCCCTAATTTCACAATCTTCTAACCATTGTTTATTCCTGGTTTCTGGATTTGTGCTCAATCCTGTTGGATTTCTATAATATGATCCTAAATATTCATCTATTCTATAGAATTTTTTCCTCGCCTTAGACAATCTTAGCCACATATCATAATCTCCAGACATTGTATATTTCTGATTAAATTTTCCAACACTTTCTAATGCTTTCTTTTTTAAAAGCGGGAATGGTCCACAATAACATCCATTTAAAAGTTTTTCATGTGTATGATTTTTTTCAAAAATAAAATAACTATCTAAAGAATCATGTTTTTCAGAATAAGTTACAAATGCATTTTGATAAAAAATATCCACTTCAGGATACTTTATAGCATATGAAGTTAAAGCTAGTAGTGCTGCTGGAAATAATCTATCATCAGTATTATAATTCATTACATAATCTGTTTCAGATAAATCTATTGCAGCATTCCAAGCATCATATAATCCAATTTTTGTCTTATATTCAATAATTTTTACTTGTATTCCTTGACGAAAATTAAATTTCTTTATTTTTTCAAGAGATCCATCTGAAGAATTAGCGTCAACAAATATTATACTAAATTTATTTAATATTTGAGAATTTAAGCTTTCTAAATATCCATCAATCCATTTATCAGAATTATAATTTGAACAAATTAAAGTTATCATAATCCTCTTCCGTTTGTACCTTCCAATTTAGGTCTTACTAAATATAATAGTTTTTCATACCACTTAATTTTTGCTCCAAGCTTTTCTAAAACCATCAAGTGATGACAGTCAGTATAATCTGCATTCTGTCCTACAAGGCCCTTATAGAAGGGCAGCAAGAATAATAGCTTAGTCTTGTATGTTGGAACTGCTACATTACCCATCTCAACTCCTCTCTTTGAGTCAAGACATAGTTGCAATCCATTGTTAAATTGTAGCCCAGGAATCCAAATATCAATATCTGGTTCAGAAAAAACTTTATTTTTCATATATTCTCCAGCCCCAGGAGCAAATTCATCGTCATCGTCTAATAGACAAAAATAAGGAGTTGAGCAAGCATATGCTCCCATATTGATAGCAGCACTTCCATACTTATCAAATTTCCATCCAGTTTTTAGATAAACCACATTATCTTTCGGTAGTGTAGAAAAATCTAAATCTATAGCATCAGCGACAACAACAACTCTTCCAAACTCAGTTAAAGCAGATTCTATAGCATTTTTTAGAGTAGGTCTTCCTATTGTTCTAATTACAACCGTCATCAATTCATTCTTGTCCATTTGCTGACACCTCAACTTTTCTCATTAATTTGTTATATAAGTCTAATCTAAATCCTACATTTTTATTCAGGTCAAAATTGGCTTCAGTGATCTTATGAAGCTCTTCTCCCATACCCTCCCTTAGTTCCTTATTTTTAGCTACGAGTGTCAATATGCGAACCCATTCAGTTTTAGGGGCATCAGGTGGAATTAGGAAGCCTGTCTTACCATTTACTATCCATTCATCATAACATCCAACATTAGAAGCGATCAATGGAATTTTATATCTACCACACTCTGCTATTTTTATTTCAGATTTACTATCATTGAAAGCATTCATCTCAAGTGGGGCTAGTGCGACATCCATTTGAGTAAAGAATATTCCATATCTATCTGTTGGCAAAGCATAATGAATACCCCAATTAATAGGACCTTTCATCCCTAGTGTAAAGTGTTTTCTATAATTTTCCCATACTTTTATTTGCCAATCATCTTTGGATGTGTCTGGGGGTGGATGACCAATAAAATCCCATCTACAGTTTTGTATTCCTACTCTTGCATTAACCATGGCTGGAACTCCTGTAAACACATGAAGATCTTGCTCATGGTGAATCCCGCCAGCCCACCCAAATCTACAATAGTTTTTCTTTATCTTTGGTTTTGGCATATTCCAGCAAGGTAAATTATAATCTACAGCATTCTTGATAACAGCTAGTACACTTTTGCAATATGGTTTTATCCTATCCGCAAACTTTTTTTGTGTTACAGAAACTAAATCTGAATGGTGATAAATAAACTTGGTTATGTCTCCAAGACCCTTTTCTTTATAGACACCATATAATCTGTGCCCTTCATATAAATCGGTAAGTAAATCATCAGTATCATAATGTACAAACTTACCAAACTCTTTAGCCTTTCCAACTATTCGTGCAGTATAATTTCCACCAAAATTACTTAGATTTCCTACGACAACAACATCAGCCCATTTTAAATTTTCAAATTTAAAATCAGGAATCCATTGTCCAGTTTTTGCATCCATTCCTAATGGATTGAAATCCATTCTAACTTCAACCTTATCTGGATAAAGTTCTGCTAATTTATTGTATGGAGCAATTATTCTGTAATAAGCACAGCCACCTTCATTTGCTGGGCAAGCTAATATCTTTAATTTTTCACTCATATAAAAAAAATAAGGGTAAGGCTATTAACCTTACCCTTATCATAGTTCAAATTTTAATCAACCTTCAATAATTGAACTTTTTGTTGAAGGCTTTGATGTAATAACATCCTGGCTTTCGACTGGAGCTAAGGTTACTGCCTTAGTCAGGTCGTGTACCATCTCTCTAATGTCATTGAAGTCTGGCATCTTACCATCATTGTTTGGTCCTTCAATTCCAGGAACCACACGCTTAACAGCCGTAACAGTGTGCTTACGGAATCTGCTAGATAAGAACGGTAGAATTACCAAGAGAAGCTGCATCCAAGGCTGAGAACCCGGAACTGCTCCACCAACAACATTAGTTATTAGGCTAAGAGTGCTAGGAGAAAGGATCTCTTTAGTTGCGTTTGCATCTAAAGTAACCACCATAGCTCCTGGAGTATTCAGAGTATGCTCCGCGCTAGTCAGCATAGGTTGCGTTCCGCGCTTGGCAAACTCAGTCTTAAGTGCATCCCCAACATCTCCTCCAAGAGATTCAATCGGAATAGGAACTGCTGTTTGAGCAGCAACCGCCTCAGGTTTTACATTGTTAGATTCTGTAATAACCAGAGGTTGAATTGGGGTTTCCGGCTCCTCTGTCCAAGGAATTCCTGGGCATGAGGTTAGTCCTAGACACAGGACTGTTGCAAAAATTATCTTCTTTATCATTTATCAACTCCGTAGTTTAGAAATATAATCTCCACCACCTTCTTCATCACCACCCTCTTCACTCGAAGTATCGGAAGGCTTCAACTTACCGCCAACGGCGAGAGTCTCCGCAATCTGCTTCACAGCATCGTACTCTTCGGTCTTCACAAGGGCATGGATATCGTGGAGAGTATCCATAACCTTTGCAATTTCGGCCTTAGTGCCGAGAGGAGATGATTTAGGGCGAGGTTGGGACTGATCGTAGCGAGGCCACTGCCCTTCCATTTGCTTCACGATCTTGAAATCGTGACCCTTATCAGGATCTGTAATATCACCAAAATCAGGATCAATCATAGCAGCTACGATCTTCTTGAAGAGGATCTCACCGATAGAAAGGATCTTAACTTCAGCGGTATCTCGATCCATGATGTTCATATAATAACGAGAACGAGGCTTGATTTGGCGTGCTAGAGCCTCGTCCTCCTTCTTACCAGTCTTCCAAAGAGAATAGTACAGATCACACAGGGGGCATTTTTCATTATGCACCTTACGGCAATGTACATTCTTTACTTGCCCATTCTCCATAGGAATGCGGTGAATCTTGGTCTCCGCATAAAATTGTCTATCTTCAGACTTCCAAGGAAGGATGCGAACATTGTTACTACCTTCCTTCACCTGATAAAAATTCTTGATGAAGTCATTATTTCCTCCACCACCACTCTTCTTGTTCAGTTCTTCGTGCTTCTTACGCAGTGCTTCGAGATCAATCTTACCCATAGTTAACTCCTGTTACTTGTAAAGTTTAGTTTCTTCTCGTTTGTTAGCGGACACTTGTTGCAGCATATCTTTCTTCTGCTCTAGTGCCCTAACCAAGCCCTTCAATAACTCATAACGAAATTCAAGGTCATTGACTAGATCTTGGTGTTCTTTTAGTTGTTCATCGCAAAGTACAGCATCATCAAGATCCTTGGCAGTAAGCTTACCGCCTCCCTCAATACGCTTCTCCTTACGAAGTTGAGACATCAGTTGAGTGTGCTTGTTTTCAGCGTCTGATAGCTCTTTCTTGGCAAAGGCCATAAGAGCATGATAGTACGAGTATACCGATGCTTGTCTAGAAAGCTCGGAATCTATGCTATGATCGTCAAATTTAAGTAACTCATCACTAATAATATGATAAGTTTCCCAGTTAAAATGTTTAAGAGATTCTTGTAGACTCTTCATAGATTTAATATACCAGGGAAATAAGAATTAAACTTATCTTTACTTATGTATACAAAGGTAAAGTTTCTATCTATTGCAACAACATCCCCGGGCTCTCCTAAATAAGAGTACTTACTAGGGTTAGATTGTTTTGATTCTACTAATCCAAAGGGGACAGATATCTTATAATAGTTTACGCCTTCTTTTTCTATAATAAATTTATAATTTCTAGGATCATCAAATCCCCAAACATCCCCTATCCTTGTACTAAATTTATTATAAAAGGTAGTCCCTCTTAAGAAAACATTATATGGATTTATTTCTGCATCTATATCAATCATTACTAGCCTCTAATCTATCTGTAGATTCAGTCATACGAAGAACAGAGTAATCCACTTTTGCTGGAACTTGAAAGCGAGGAACTCCATTTCTAGACTTCATAATATATACTCGCATAATACCATTATCAAACTCTTCTTCTGTTTGATTTAGAGACATAGAGAAATCACAGGGACGAATCTTACCATAGGAGTCTCCGAGTTCAACATCTGTGATAATAGCTTTAGTTCTACCTTGACGATTAGTTTGTGTAGCCGTCCAAACTAGAACATTTTGTTCCATTGAAAGTCCACGAAGTTCTTCAGCAATGCGCTGTTGAGCTTGATACTCATGTTGAATCTCTCTAGTTGATCGTAGGAGTTCAAGATAATCAATAATGATGACCTGCGGAACAAACTCTTGATAGCTTTTAAGTTGCACTAAAAGACTTCTAATATTATTAACGGATGCCATCAAAGTAGGATATTCCTTGATGATCAAGCGTCCTTTAAATGTACTTTGGAAAATATTAAGTCTTTCTTTTACAGTAAGTTGATGCTTAGGATCCTTCAACTTCTGTTGAGGAACAAGCGACATGATAGAATCGAATCTCTGAGCGATTTTATCTTCACTCATCTCAAGCGAGATATAAAGAACATTATTTCCATCAATCAAAGATTGAACACCTTGATTAACTAGATACAAAGATTTACCAACACCAGGAGGAGCAACAACCATAGCCAACTCCTTTGATCCAAGACCACCGTCCAAAGACTTATCTATGGAAGGAAATACTGTTCTAAACTTCTTTGTGTCTTTATCTTTTGAAAGAGTTCTTGTCCAACGATCAGAGAAATCGTCAAAATAATTTTGACCAGTATCCACTGTTCGTGCAACCATCAAAGCTTTACGAACTATAGATTCTACTTCTTCAACCTTATCTTCTTTTATTAAGGTAATACTTTCTGCAATTGCAGATTTCATAGCCTCTTTTTTAGCAAAAGACTCAATCAAATCTACAACATAGTCTGGATTACTGATGCATGATGTATCTAGATTATTAACATAATCAAGCTCATCTTGGTAATCAGAAATGTTTTCTCTAGCGTTTATAGTTTTCTTTAGATCTTCAAGAATAAAAAGATCAGAAGGAAGCTCATGGTATTTATCATAATAAGATACAACTGTATTGAAAATCTTAGTATGGCTAGGAAACTCAAAGTACTCTGGCTTAACCAGATTTACAATCTGTAAATAGAAGTCTTTATCAGACTTCATAAAATAAATAATTGCTCTTTGAATGTTCTCGTTAAACTGATATGTCATAGTTTATTGTTTAGGCTTTTTGGTGTAATCTAGTCCTGCTCTTTTATAGGCTGCTTCAGAGAATCTTCGAGCACCTTCTTGTCTTTCTCTGGCTTTTTTCTCTCCTACACTTTTCAATACTCCGTCTTGTCCCATTTTTTGGTAATCTATATTTACAGATTTATATCTAGCACTTTCATCTGTAATTCTTCCCTTTGTTTCTCGAATAGATCTTCGATAAAAAGTATGGGCAGCAGTTTTATCATACCCCTTTTCATTAAACTTTTTATATCTTGATTTTATTGTATAGAAATCTCTAGCTCCTGGGTTAGTAGAACATCCCATACCATCATCTTTGAAAGAGAATGTAATTTCAGACAAATATCTTCCTACTCTTTTTTCACACTCTTTACACTTAATAGTTTTAGGAGCTTTACCTATATCAGCATCCTTCTCCCAAACTATTTCACATTTTTCACAAAGATATTCGTAAGTAGGCATCAACCACCACAGCTTCCATCAGCCATTGAACAGGCTTGGCCGTCAGCAACTCCTACTTCGAGTAGTTCTTGTTTCTTCATATACTTTTCAATATTTTCTTGTGTTAGTGGAATAGCAGCTAGAGGTTCCATACCCTTAGATCCAGCACGATAAATTGTGAATCCCTTCATGTATCCTGCATATTGAAGTGCTGTGTCCTTGAAAGATTCAGCCTTAGCATTTCCTGGCAAGTTAATCGTTTTGCTAATGCATGAATCAATATACTTTTGGATTGTGGCTTGAACCTTAATATGCTCCTCAGGAGTTACATCATAAGCTCCAACGAATACATCAAGCTTCTTACCCTTATCATAATACTCTTGGAAGAGGGGATCAATTACAACACTCTCCTTCCAAACATTAGCGTGTCTCCAACGACGATTGTACATCGCAGCAAAGATTGGTTCAATGCCACTTGAAACTCCATGCAACATGGAGATAGTTCCGCAAGGTGGAATGGTTAACATGACCGCATTACGAATACCGTGCTCCTTAATAAGCATTCTAATTCTAGCAGGAAGAGTCTTAGCAAATTCTTCCTTTAGATAAAGGCTAGAATTAAACGCTGGGAATGGGGACTTGTCTCTTGCGAGATAGACAGACTGAAGATATGCCTCGTCCCTAATCGTCGCAAACAGCCGCTCTAGGAACTCTAGGCACTTGTCAGAGCCGTAGCGGATGCCCAGCTTGATGAGCATATAGTGCAGCCCTGTAACGCCTAGTCCAATCCGGCGGGAACGCTCTCCAACCTGACGGCACTCTTCCGTTGGAAATGAGTTGACCGTCAAAACATTATCAAGGAAGCGTACACCAGCACGCACAGTTCGAGCAAGACGCTTCCAATCTACATCGGAGTTATCTTCTAGAACCATGTTATTGAGATTAATGTTTCCTAAGCAGCAGTTACCATAACTAGGAAGACTAATTTCTCCACAGGGATTGGTTGAATCAAGACGCTCGAAGTAGGAAACATTAGTGTAAGAGTTTGCAAGATCAATATTATAAACTCCTGGATCTCCACTCTCAACAGCGTTTATCCAGATCTTATTCCAAAGATCTCTAGCCTTAAAATCTTTTCTACCAATAACTTCAAACTGATCCATCCAATGAACCTTATGGAAGTTTGAAGCTCTGTTTAGAACATCTTGTTCATGTAGTCCAACTATTGTTACAACTTCATCTCGATTTTGTTCTGAATTAATTCTACGAACATTGAAGCAATAGTATTCTTTGTTATTAAATGTGAAATGCCAGGGCTGATCATTTTCAACAGCCTCAAGGAATCTATTCGTAATAGCAACAGAAATATTGAAGTTAGTAAGCTGCTTTTGATCTAGCTTGACATGGAGGAATTCCAAAATGTCTGGGTGAGTTACATTAAGAATACCCATCAAAGCTGTTCTACGATTCTTGCCTGAACGAACATGGTTTCCCACTTCGTTAATCATCTGCAAAACAGAAACAGCACCTGGAGCAGAGTTAAGAACATTACCAATATCATCACCCTTGGGACGAATCTTGCTAACATTAAATCCTACTCCACCTCCTGCACAAGAAATCTTGTACATATCCATAACGGTCTTGCCGATGGAATCAACATTATCCTCTGGAATAATAACAAAGCAGTTCAGTAAATTCTGACGGCCTTGATTACGACCAGCACCATAAATGATACGACCCCCAGGAATAAAATCTCCTGAAGAGATAGCCTCATAGAAAGTTTTTTCAGTTCGTTCTTTATCTTCATCTTTTTCAGCAGATGCAACAACCTTTGCGATTGCCTTTGATCTTTCCGACCAACGAGTTTCGCCGGGATAGGCGTAGCGGGTTTCAAAAATTTCCTGACCGATTTTATTTAATTGAGTAATCATTGATTTCGTCTCGACAAATAAGATACACCGTGATGCTTGGTTACTGTTAACACCTTACAATTATCAATCAAAGTTTTAAGATAATTATTATGTGTTATTATGAATAAAGTCTTCTCTTTCTTTAATTCAGATAGTAATATATAGAGACCATCTAAACCATCTTGATCTAGATTTTCTCCTACTTCATCGAAAAACATTATGTTGGTCTGCTCACGCTTGGAGCTAGAGAGCAAACTCTGTAAACCTAACATGGTTGCCAGACTAATCTTACGCTTTTCTCCACCTGATAAAGAAACGAAGGAAAGTTGCTTTCCGTTTGTGTAAATTTTTTCATTTAATTCTTCATCAAACCGAATAACGAACTTCCCGTTGGACAGATATGATAGGTAATAGTTGATCTTTCCATTCAGGAAATTTAGGATATTTCTAATGATATATTTTATTAAACCAGACTCAGAGAAAGCCTTCTCCCAGAACTTCATAATCTCTATACTTCTCAGTATACTAGCTTTCTCTTTTGCAAGATCATCCAGTTTTAATTCTAATTCTCGTTTAGATTCTAGGAGGTAATCCTTCTTAGATTTAAGTTCTTTCCATTCGTTAATTAATTTATATTTAGACGAAGGAAAAGGTATTACTATTAATTCATATTCTTTTTGAGAATCTTCTAATTTACTTTTATTGTTTTCAAACTTAATAGTCTCTTCATTAAGTTTATTTTTTATTTCCTTTATTCTTTTCTGTGGAAGATCTTTTATTTCATTTCCACAGGTAGGACAACTAGAAACCTTTTTCTTTTCTATTATTCCTATTTCTTTTTCAGACTCATCTTTAAACTTATTATATTGTTTAATAGATGTTTCTAGTTCTTTGATTAATGATTTAAGTTTATCCTTTTTAGATTCTAAGGATAAGACTTTATCAAGATCATAATTTACTAAATCCTCTTGTAGTAAATCATTTTCCTGTAAGAACTTCTTCTCCCCTTCATCTATCTCTACAAGTTTAGAAGAAAGTTTATTTAAGCTTCCATTAGTATCAGAAACTAGAGCTTCTAATGTCTTTAATTCATTATTGTATTTAGACTTAAGATCCTTGACGGTATCTCTCTTTGAAAAGATATCATCTAGATTAAGGAAGTTTTTAATTATTAATCTCTTATCCTCTGGAGTAGCATCAATAAAATCTACAGAGTTATGCTGCCCAAAGATAGTTGACGCTAGGAATGTCTTGTAGTTTGTATTAAGAGTTTGCTCTATTAGTTCCTGAGTCTTGGTGCTGCTCTCTTGTGTTTTATCTTCATCACCAACATAAAACTTAAGGAAGTTAGGTCTCTTACTACGAACTATTTTCATGTTATTATTTAAGTTAATAATAACATGGCAGTCTTTATTATCGTAGACATTTATAAGAGCTTCCTCCGTCGATTTACGGATGGTTCGACCAAAGATGCCCCAAACCACAGCCTCAAGGATCGAACTCTTTCCTGAGCCATTGGAGCCCCCTATATCCTTGTTCTTGCCCTCTATCAGGACGATACCACTATGGGTATCAAAATTAATCTTAATCTCTCTGATAGAATAAAAGTTTTTAATTTCAATTCGATTGATTTTCATTTATTAATCTCAGACCGTCTAGCAATTCCTGCTTACCAAGAGTTGTATTTGTATTATTAATATAATCTAAAATTAAACTCTCATCAATCTTTGTAATAACCTCAGTTGTATTAAAGGTGCTCTGTGGTTTCTTCTCGTCTACCACTGGCTTATATTTAATATCTAAATACTGGGGCTTGACATGATCAATAATCTCTCTAATATTATCTTGGTTCTTATCCAATGTGTCCACCATTACTCTCAATAAAGTAAAATACTTAGGATCCTCAATAAACTCTTTTTGATTAGGCAGATCTTCTAGATTCATTATTAAATGACGAATGCCAAAATTAATTGGCTTCATTTTATAATTACCTTTTGAATCTAGAACTGCGTAATAACTATCTTTGTTTGCTTCTTGAAAAGAAGTAGTGTAAGGAGTTCCAACAATCGTTATGTTATCTTTTTCTTTATAATGGTGTATGTGTCCAAGAAAAGATCTACTGGTAAACATATCAGGTGAAATGCTAAAATCAGGATCGCCAGCGGGATTAAGACAACCATTATAGCCAAAATGCCCAAACAAAACATCAGTGTCAGGCACACGGCAGAGATCGTCAATAATTGTTCGTTCATTCTCATAATGCGGAATAAAAGTGTATCCGTTAACTGATCTAGTATGTTTAATTACGGTTACATTTCTTTTGTATTCAAATAATGATAAGGCTGTTAGACCATCATCAGCCTTGGTTTGAGAGCAGTGATTACCTCTTAATAAATAAATCTTCTTGTCTCTAGGAACATAATCTAATATTTCCTGGAGAGCAAGAAGAACTTTTGGGCTAGGTGACCGCTTCTCAAATAAATCACCTAAGAATATTATATCTTCGCAGTTTTCGGAATCAATTAATTTTTTAATAGTTTGAATTTGGAAATCAAGATAACCTAAATACCGATCATCAAGATGTATATCACCGATTATCTGCGTTTTTCTCATCACAAAGTGCTTTCCAACTATAATGATAAAGCTTACTCATCATATGACCAATTGCCTGTGCGTACTCCTGAGTCTCTAGCTGGGCATGAGAATCCGTTCTCTGCTCCCAAAGATGATGCCAGCCTAGCAATGACCCAGTTGTTACAGTGGTCGTATACATGGATTGAGGAAGAATCATACGGGCTTGCTCGGCACAGATCCCTTGATTTAATAAATCGTTATACATTCCTAACGACATTTTAATTAGATCACTATGGTCACTAGTAGCAAAAGTGCTGTATTCAGAAACCTGTTGAAGACTTCCTTGCTTTACATTAGGAGCCTTCTCTCTCCAATCCTTTGGAGTGTAAAACTCAGGCTCCGAAGTTATATAGCGTCTAGAAACTTCGCTCCAACTAAAACCAACCTGATGCTTCCCTAGCTGGCGTAATACAAAGATGGGGCAATGTATACGAAAGGTAGCGTGAGGGTGTCTAAATGGCAATAAATGCCCATGCCGTGCAAGGTAAGAGATAAGTTTAGAATCTTTGTCTTCATTAAATATTTTATGCTCCTTATCAAAAGAACATCTAGCTGCATTAACTACAAGTAAATCTCCCCCTGGAGTATATGTAATTAATTCTACATACCCTTTATCTAGGCATTCAACCTTCATTTAAATATCCTAAAATTTCTGTCATATTTGTGGGTTTGCCATTCTCAAAGTTAACTTCTTTACCATCACCAAAAGAGTGTCCTACCTCTGCGTCGATCTTAAATGGAACAGAGAAGTTAATATTAAATGTATCCTTTATTATAGGAACATTCACCATTTGATCGTAGATAATCTCTAAAGTTTTCTCTACTTCATCATAAGGGCAGACTACTTCCAAACTATCGTGAACGGTTGCTACAGGTCTTGCCTTCAATAAATTCTTACGAAACTCGTTGCAACACCCAAGCATTCCACAAAGAAGAATATCGGAGGCAGTGCTTTGAATAGTGAAGTTAAGTCCTTGTCGCAGTGCTCGATTAACTACTGACTGCTCTTTAGAAGTAACATCCACCAGATTCCTGCGTCTACCAAAGATGGTATATGCATACTGGTTTTGCAGAATAAACTGATTAACAAACTCCATGTATGAAAAGATTCCAGGATAAACTCTTTGGTAGTTCTGGATAATCTTCTCGGCACGCTTAAGAGGAATGTTCATAGTCTCTGAAAGATTGTACGCTCCACCACCGTAAACAATCAAGAAGGATACTGTCTTAGCAATCTGACGCTCATCCTTCGAGATCTTCTTCTTATTAAACAGAAGCTCGGCTGTATAAGTATGCAGGTCTGCTCCATCAATGAACGCCTTCTGCATGACCTTCTCTTTGGCAATGTGGGCAAGGACACGCAGTTCCATCGCTGCGTAGTCTACAGTGATGAAGGCTTGGTCCTTTGGAGCTACAAAGATCGAGCGGATGTTGTTCTCTGTTTCACGGGGCAGAGTATGGAAAGAAACACCCATATCTTCCTTAGCTGAATAGGCAGCACAAGATAAACGCCCTGTAGCTGTTCCATCAAAGCGAAAATCAACATAAACTTTATCTAGACCATTATATTCAATAGCGGACTTAGTTCCTTGAATGTAGGTCTTCTCTAGCTTCTCAGACTTACGGAGGTTGAGCAACCCCTCAATAAATTTCTTAGACTCACGAAGATCCTCTGTGGACTTGCTAGAAATAACAGACTTAGCAATGTCCTTATTCTCTTCACGATTTTTCCACTTTGACACGGGATGCAAGCTCCTGATTAATAAAGTCCAAAAGAAGTTCTAGTGTTGGTGCTGAAACAGATGGAGATCCTTTAGCTGTTTTATCAGGAGGATAAAGTTCAAGACCACCCTCTCTGGTATACAGAATGTCGATCAAGTCGTTGTTTGATGATAGGTTGTCTTCCTTGGTAATTCCCTTACAATCGTAGAGAAGATCTTCCTGATCAATATTCTTATTACGAAGTTGCTTTCCAACCTCGTCTAGCTTTTCAGTAGATACATTAATACCATTATATTCAATTAATGCAAACTCATTCAGGGCTGGGCATATAACCTTAAAGAACACTTTATCCATCTTCTTCTCTTCCATCTTCTTTTGGAAGATGTAAAAGAGTTGAAGAGTGAAGTGTGCGTCCATGTAGTTTCCATTAGCACACGCTGAAAGAGAAATGTTTTCCCAATCAAACTTACCCGGATCAGTAATACCTAACATTAGAGTTTCTCCAAATACTCAGGGAAAAATTGCTTGACAAGATCCTTAAGACTATTCTTACCTTCTTCATTGATCATATGCGACATGATCTTTGTATCTGCAATATTAGTGATGCTGACACCGTAACGATGCAGGAACTTAAGATCAAACTTGGCATTATGAAGAACCTTGATTGAGTTACCGCTCAAAGCTTCTTGAATTAATTCGCATACCTTGACAACAGACGAGCCAGTGTCGTTCCAATTAAATTCTTTGTGCTCGACAGGAACTACAATAGATATATCATCTGTCGCAATACCTACAGTCATAATCTTATCCTGTAGGAAATTAAGACCCGTAGTTTCAATATCAACAGCTATTGGCCCTGTATGATTCTTTATTCTGACAGCGAGTTCTTGAAGAGTCTTTAAATCCCTTACCAAAGTATAATCCATTTTGGTCTGCTTAGTATTTCCACGGATATGTTTATCATATCCATTAAGAATATCAGACTCAAAAGTAGGCTTATGCCTAGGCTCATTTATGATTGCATAGGGATGGAAGATAGGAACAACAACGCACTTGTGCCCATTAGGAGTCTCGTAATCATACGAGTTTCCCCGCTTATCCGTAATCCCACTCTTCTTGATAAGCATCTTCATAGCTAGATTTCCACAGGCGTAAACCAGCTTAGGCTTAACCTTGTCAATCGTAGGAATAAGATGCGCTCTACAAATGTTCATGCTGGCTGGAGTAATATCGGCCTCTTTAACAGAAGGACATTTTACCGCAGCAGCAGTAGCATATTGGTGAGGAAAGACAGATTTAATTAACTCTTCCTCAATGTCTGTAAAAGCGTAAGACTTCCCAAACTTATACTTTAGAGAATCCGATAAAAATAAAACATCACTCTGTTCCAGATTAAGATAATCCAGACCACAATAAAAAGGTTTAGTTTTAGTTAAGATGTTACAGCCAGAACACAAAGGGTTATCAGGAGCAACATCAACACCTTTATAAAGCTTCTCTAAATCCATTGTACTATTATAGGGTATGGCAAAAAAAAATTACATAAATAATAAAGAATTTGAAGCTCTTATACGCAAGTATAAGAAGAACCCCGAAAAACATGAGGACGAACTTATGAAGATGTTCGACCTTTTAATTGAGAATATAATAGAGGGATTTAATTTTAAATTAGAAAAAGAAGATGCAAAGCAAGACTGTTTCTTTTTAATACTAAAAACTCTGAAAAATTTTAAAGCAAAAAAAGGAACAGCCTTTACATACTTTACAACAATTATCCTTAATAATCTAAAATTATTATACTCTAAAAATAAGAGATATAATATAAAAATTCAAGGATACATTGATAAAAATAAAGATAATATTACTTGATATTCAAATAATCATATATCTTCGGCAAATAGGATTCAATAAACGCTGGCTTATCTTTTCTTAAGATTACTAACTCTGGAGTTTTTGTAACTTCATATATTACAAAACTATGCGGCATATTGAAACTATCTACAATATATAAGTCTTCTTTAGCGTCCGATACTGCGCTGTATTTTTCTTTAATCTTATCTACAAGTTCATTGCAATAATCATCCCATAAGGATATAAATAAAATATTAATTGTATCCTTATTTCTTTTTTGATTTCTTAGAATCTTGTTGAGATCATTTTCTTTTGATAAGAAAATTAAATTAAACATTGTATCATTCTTTATCGTCGGTTTCGGAAATTGTAATATTGCCATCTTCTTCTTCAACAATGGTTATCCCTGAAGCTGCAAGCTCATCTGAATTTTCTTTCTTATACTCTTTAATAAGTCTGATGAGTTCATTATTCATTGCTTCAACTCCAGTTAGAAATACAACCTTCAAGAATTCATCATCAGATAAATCTTTTGGTTGACAGAACTGCTTGAAGTTTTTCCATGCTACCGATTGATCTTTGTCTAAATTTACAGTAAGTCTCACTTTATCACCTTTACGAATGTGGTTACGGATTTTCCAATTTTTTATATTGATTTTAATAGAAGTAGGTTTATCCACTTCCGAACTATTATAGTCTTGAGGATTCATATTTATGAAAGATTCTTACGATTCAAAATTGTTAAAAGAAAAATTATCTAAGAAAAAAAGAGTTAACAGCCGCTCCAAGGGCAATATCTTTGAAAGAAAGATCTGTGCCCTACTCAATGATAGGTTCAATACAACAGAATTTTGCAGAAGCCCCGGTTCTGGTGCGTTTGCCACTACGCACAGTCTGCCAGATTACCTTAAAGTTTATGGAGATCTTATCACACCAAAGAACTTTAAACATATTATTGAGTGTAAAAAAGGTTATAATAAAGTAAATATAAATAGTATATTTAATAATAGTTCAGAGCTTTGGGAATTTATCAAACAATCTGAAAGAGATTCACAAGTATCTGGAAAAACTTCAGTTATAGTTTATCAACAAGATAGACAACCAGCTTTAATAATTTCAAGAATCGGGTTATTTTCTAGGTTCTCGGATACTATAACCTTTGACCAGTATGAGATTAACTTACTAGAAAAAATACTAAGCTTATCTGATGATTACTTTTTTACTTTGAACTAAAACATTCTAATAGTTTTTGTTGTATTTTAATAAACTCTTCTATAAGTTTTTCTTTATCTATAGAAGATGCTTCTTTTCCTTCATTCAGAACTATAGCAGATCTAGCTGCCCCTGTACTAAATTCTGCTGCAAACTTGTGAGTAGATTGCCCTGTACCTATAATTTTTACATCTTCTCCTAGTTCTGCATATAAAACTTCTTGACCAGAAGGTTCAGTTACAAAATATTTTACAGATGAATCTTTTACTTCTAATCTAATTCTATTTTCTTTCTTTGCTTGTTCTAAATTTCTAAAAACTTGATTATGATTAAAGCTTAAATTTTGACCAGTATCATCTACTATACTTTGAACTAACTCTGTTTTATTAGCTCCACATATATATAATTTTCTAAGTAGAGCATCTGTTGTTGCTTCTGGATTTTCTTTGAGTTGTTTTCTATACATATGATGACGAACATATCTCATCAGTAAACCAGCAGACTCTTCTCTAGACTCTTGCCCTTTAAAATTATTTGGTTTAAGTAGTTTTCCTAAAGAACTATTTTGTAAAATATCATTACTAACTCTTTCCCTCAAAGTTTTCTTTAGTAATTCAACAACTTGAGTTGGTTTATTTAAATCAACAAGGGCTTTTTGTTTTCCACTAGGAATATTTATTACATTACCAGATATATGAGAATAAAATGAAGATAAAATATTGTCAACATTATCTTCTACTTCTTGCATTTTTTTATCTCTAGGACTATTAGGTACAACTTCTTGAAGTTCATCTATTTTAGATATGTATCCTTCTTCAATTCTATCTCCATTTTGTATTTTTGCTAAGGGAGTTCTCTTAAATAAATCATATAATCGTCTAGCACCACTAAAAGAACCAGCGGTAACTCCACTTTCTAAATCTGTAACTCTCTTTAATCCTAAATCTCCTAAATGTATTATTGAATTTTCATTTAGTTTATAATCTTCCATAAGATCTTTTAGCTCAGAGCACACAGGATTAGTAGTATCAGTAGAACATTTTGAAATATAATCAGATATTTTAACAGAAGTTACTGATCCACCCAATTTAGACATATCAGAAACTGCTGACTTCTGATCTAGATATAAAACTTTTCTATCTGCTCTGTTACCTGTTTTTGGATTTAAAGAAGAATCTATTACACCAACAGCATTAGGAAAATAAGAATTAACTAATTGTGAAGCGTAAGCATTTTCTCTAGCTAAGAATTGTAATACAGCAGGAGTATCAAATTCTTGATGTTCTTTAAGAATATCCATTACTGCGGTATATTCAGTAGTTGATACAATATCCTCTGATAGTTGAGTTGTTATAGCATTTGCTCTTACAGTTTCTATATGTGATACTATATCAGAAGCTAATTCTTTTCTACGAGCATCTGCATTACTGCAAGATTTCTTATCTCCACTAACACAATTTTGTTGAAGTCTTTGAAGAGATTTTATTCTAAAAGCAAAATTTGTACATTTTTCAAAAAAAGTTCCTCTGATTGAATACTTATTTCCTGCTGCTACTGTAAGTTTTGCTGAATTAAAATCTTTTTTACAATGCTTCTTTATTCTTTTTATGGATTCTTTTTCTAAAGATCCAGCAGAGGTTACTACAGATTTTTCTAATCCTTCATTAATAGGACCAAAAATTATTTTGGTAGATCTACCCCCTTTTTCACTTGGAACATTTATTCTAATATTATTGAATATTTTATTACAATCAACTAAATTAGGATCAATTAAAACTTGGGTTAAATCTTTCCATCCCTCTACAGCTTGGGTTCTTTGTTCTAAAGAAAGAGATTCAGTTTTTTCTATCAATCTTGTCTCTGCATTACGAGCAAAGGCAGCACCTTCAGCTACCTTTTTTTCAAATGATTTTTGGCTAGATCCAATTCCTAAAGTTCCTGCTCTGGATTCTCCACCTAAGCCTAATTCAACACAAAAATCTGGAACTGGGCCCCCTTTTTCAACTGGCTTACATAATTTCTTTAGTTCATATGATCTAAAGAAAAGTTCTCTTTGCAACTCTGGTTCTAGTGGTTTTTGTAGTTGCTGTAAATACTCTGGTGATCCTTTAGTTATAGCCTGTTGATATGCTAACTCCTCTGGCGTTTGAGGCTGTTCAGGAGTCCTTTGAGCTTGTTGTTCAGGAGAAGGTTGTGAGGGTTGTTGTCCACCAATTATTGCATTTGCTATTTTTTCTTTTTGTTCTGGAGATATACTAGAATCTAAGTCTAAGTAAGGAGAGTTATAACCTGGAATTATTCCCCCATCTTTTTTTCTAATCATTCTTGCTTGAACAGGAGTAGATTGCCCTTTTACAGTTTTAAATCCATAAGCCGCATATTGATTATTAATTCCCAAATCAATAGCCTCAGATGCTTTTTTTCCAGCACCATTCCAAGCACTTAGTAAAGTTTCAAATGCTGAATTACCAGTTTGCGGAACTTGTTCATTGATATAAACTAATTTAAAGGTTCTCTTCTTTAACCTATCATAACTCTCAAGCAGTTCTTGGAAATAATTCATATCTTATTATAGGTAAGGAAAAAACCCAACTTACCAACAAAGATAAGTTGGGTTATTAAATTATATCATAATAATCAAACTAGAGCGTGATTCATAAAATCATATCTGAAGGTCATCGTAATTGTATGGAAAGCAGAGGTTCCATTATAGTTTAATTCAGATGACTTCCAAGATACTGGGAATACTCCATACAGAGTAGTTTCACTGTAAGGGGTCATATCATTCTTTAATTGAATGATTTTCATACTAGTAATCTTAAATGATCCTCCTGGTGAAACTTCAGAGTTCTGTACACCAGTAATTGGATCATACATTTTAGTCATGTATTTCCAAAGACCAGCAGCATTTTTCTGCAAATATTGATTATCAAAATCAATTTGAAGAGTATCCATCTTAGCCTTTCCAGGATAGTAGAGTTTATCATTTACTCTATTTACCTCGATAACATCCATCTCCATACCTTGAGCTTGAACTCTGTGTGCAGCCAAAACTATTTGTTCTGGCTTTGTCCCATCAGCATTGTTAAGAGATGGAATGTTCATATAAACTTCAAACTGATAGTTCTTGACGGAATCTAATCCAGTAGAGATAACAGGTATTGTTTTATCTGTTACTGGCTGTTGAACTCTTATCTTTTTATAATTTTGAGGCATAGTTATCTCCTATTAGAGTGAACCTAATTGGGCTGATTGATTAGTGAGGTTAAGTTCGAATACTATAATCTCAGCAGTCTTAGTAGGTTTGATTAGAACTCTACACCACATTTCGTTACGATCAATTCTTACTGGAGTATTTGTAGTGGCATCACAAATCACTCTGAACTCAGTAATACCTCTTCTCTGTTTGATATCGTCAAAGAATGGATTTAGTAGACCTTCAACTTTGGCCCAAGTGAATTCATCATTAGGCTCGAAAACTAAAGTTCTTGTTGAAGCTAGAATGATCTTTCTTACATAAATCATTAGTCTTCTAACATTAATTCTATCTAACGCTGTGGATGCTCTTTGAGTGGTTCTTTGTCCGAATATTGTTATACCTTGTTGTGCAAAGTTAACAATTGGGTTAATGACATTTCCACCACTGTACATCACATCTCTATCCCCTTGATTTAGTTTAACTTCAACATCAGTTGGCTTAGTTAATCTACCTCTGACATAGCCAGCAGGGGCAAACCAAGTTTCAGATACTGAATCAGTGTATGCCATTTGTCTTGCAGCAAAGATAGTTGGGTCATACCAACGATCTTTAGCATCAAATGTGCTAAATACTTTAATATGGGGGAAGTATACAGCAGCGTAAGAACTATTGATAGCAGCCGTTCTTGATCCTGCTGTACTTGAAGATTTACCATTTGTCCAATCTATAGCATCTTGTACAGTTCCTATTCCATAAGGGGGGGATACTAAGGCTATAAAGTTTTGAGTATTTTCAGCAAGAGTTATTAGTGCATTTTGAACACTTTGAGTATAAACTCCTGGAACTAAAGCAATTCCTATATTTAGTAAATCATCATCAAGAGCTTGCATTCCTGTTTTTGGTTCTGTAGCTGCATCTCCTATGAGAGCAGTTGCTCTTAATGCTTCGGTGGAGGGAACTCCATTATTACCATTACCAAGATTATATGTTGCTGCTAAAGGTTTAACAAATCTTGCTGGACTATGATTTGTAAAAGTAATGCCCCCACCTTGAGTTCCTGTTATAGCAGCGGCTCCTAATGCACTTGCAACACTTGCAAAGTTATTAAGTTTTGTAACTGTAGCAATGTCCGAACCTGTAGCTAGTAAATTACCTTTTATATATTCTGAAGTAGTATCAGTTTCTCCAGTGTTAATAACATCCTCTAAGAATGCTCCACTAGCAAAAAGCTGCGCTTTGAAATTTTCAACAACAGCACCATCTTGGTTTACATCTACAAAGAATCCACCAGCACCGATATTTCTAATAGTTATAGAATTTCCACTAGTATCTCCAGCAGTAGTTGTTCCTGCATTATACCCAGCACCTGGATATAATGATTCTACTAAATAGCTTAGAGTACCAGTTGTGAAACTTGCTCCATAAACAGTAACTGAAGATGCAACCGCTCCTGAGGCTCCAAAGTAGCCATTTCCACCACTAGCATGAACAACCCCAACTAAGGCAGCTAATCCTGTAGTATAAGTAGAATTAGCATACGCATTGACAGTCATGTATGCTCCAGATCCTGCATATTTTGAAACTATAGCTCCTGATAATCCTAAGCCCGTTGTAGTTTCATTATTATCAAAAACTCCAACAGCATCGGCATCTAAATCACCCCCAATTACTTTTTTTAATGCTCTGGCCTGACAAGCTCCAGACTCTGTAGAAGTTATGGTTGAAGCAGGAATTGCAAATCTTTTTGGTGATGCATATTCTGCAACACCATTATTATTATAAATATCTATCGTTAAATATAAAGAACTTGTTATTCCAAAAGAACCTGTAATACCAGTTGTTGGACCAGAAACTATAACTGCTGGGCAAGCACCAAATCGAATAGTTGATGATGCATCAGCAGCGTCTGTGCTTGCTGCTCTAACAAAATAAAGAGCATTTGTAGTTTCTAATATTTCTAAAGCCCCCTCTAAGCCTTGACCATAAATATCTTCACTTGGCTCTCCGAAAATTCTGACTAATGAGGCTTGATCAGTTATCAAAGTAGCTTTATTAGTAGGACCTTTTGAAGCAAAGCCAACAATACCTACTATAGAGCTATTGAGTGATGGCGTGTACTCTGATATATCTTTCTCAATTACATATACACCTGGGCTAACGAAATTTGGCATATTTTATCTCCTATTAAGCGTTGCTGACAACTAGTATTCTTTTCTTTGCCATTGTAGTTACTTGCTCAGAAACCCAAGAATCGGGAACTACAATGCCCTCCCCTGGTTGAATCCATTTCTCTACACATCCCTTATCACCATTTAAAAAAATAGTAAAAGATTGTAGACTTGTATTTTTAATTAATTTCATATAAACTCCTATTGTATGTATAAGATATTTAATGTTTTTTAGAAATATTTTTTTAAAATTCCAACATTATTCTTTCAATAGCTCCAGTAGAAGTAATTAAAAACTTAGGATTATTAATATAAGTTTCTACATTTACAGTAAAAATTTTCTTTAAAGTCCTATCCTCTTGGTTTCCAGCTTCAAAATTACCCCCCTCTAAACTCTCACCCTCTTGTAAATAAGCTTTAATTAAATCATGTCCATCAATACTTAGATCAGCATCTGGATTAAATTTTAATCTAATCTGCTCAACAAGTTGGTCTAAATCTTCCTTGTACTTACACCAAACATTAATATTATAAGTAATTACAACTGGGACTGGAGCGATACTTAATATTCTAGTTGCACGGTTAGTTTCTCGATCATACGCAACCTCATGGACTAGCATAGATTTATATCTTGATCTTTTTAAATCAGTTGTAGATGTATTTTGTGCAATAGATATAATTGGAAGTATTATATTTGTTTCTTGTTTTATTTTTGCAATCATTCTTTCTGGATTTGCATAAATACATTTTACCTCAGAGATCTTCCCTTCTGAATCTATACAAACCATATTAGAAAAATAATGAATCATGGATCTTAAAATTTGTTTATAGACCCCTATCACATTCGATTCTTGTTGTGTTAATTTTTGAATCTCTGCTCTAATATGCGCTTCTCTTGTTTTGTAAGTATCATTAAGACTACTAACTGTTCTTAGATCAATAGATGTATCTAAAACTTCAGAAGCAATGTACACAGGTAAAATTCCAGATGTCATCTGTTATCATATCCTCCCAATGGATCTGATGTATCAGTGAGCCTAGCATCTTGATTAGTCGGATTATCTCTTAAGAGTTTGGCATTACAGACTAAGTGATAAATACCATATGCCTCAAATGAATCTTCAACTACTTGATAGATTTCATATTTTTGATTTTGAAATACTGGTTTTACAACATCTCCAGGAATAACTGGCCTACCAAGTTTTCTTTCAATATATGATTTATTAAATGTAAATAATTGATCACTAACTAATTCTATTCCAAAATTTGTTAAGTTTTCAGCAATAGCATCAGGCTCATAGTGACCATGAACTAAGATTGGTATTTTAGAAATTGGTTTGTTTCTAGATTCTAAATATACTTCATCATAATCTTCAGACTGGTTATATTTATAAAAATATATCTTACTTCCTGATAATCTAATTATTTCGTCATCTACTAAATTAAATAAATTTATGTCTGGGTTATTTTGATCAAATAAATTAAGTTCAGAGTCTCCAGTATCTATATCTGGAAGCTCTGGTAACTTTGTAGTTACTTTATAATTTTTATTTTGATCAGACATTATCAACAATTCCACTTTCTAAGTGCTTTGTTTATTCTGCTATTAGGATCATTAGCAGTCTTAGCTGAAGTTAATCTCTTCTTCATACCGCCCATTCTGGCACAGAATGACTTGCGTCTATTAGCTGCCTTAGAGCCCTTCTTAAGTTTAGAAGGCTTAGTAGTAACAGCCATAGAAAGCTTTGAACCTGGATTAGCTGCTCTATAAGAAGCTATACCTTTTCTATTCAATCCACCTTTAGGATCTTTACCCTCACTTCTTTGCCAAGCTGGCGTTGCTTCCATAATAAGTAGAAAAGTATTAATATATGATTCTGTCATAGGAACGCAATTAGGAACCATTCTTCCGTTTTTCTTTTTCATACCTTTTGTCTTATATCCTTTCCAACAAGCTTCTTGAATATTTTTCTTTTTGAATGTAGCAACATTGGTTGGTTTTGGGCCAGTATTTCCTGCTGCTCTTTTTCTTTTTACCGCAGATCTTCTTTGGGATGTTGACATAGAATTAGCTTTAGCAAGAGGAACACATTTAGGATATCCTTTGCGCTTCTCACCTTTTTGTCTTCCACATGGTTTGAATCCTCCACCTTTTTTAGGTGCTCCTATATCAACCCATTTTTCAGCAACCCACTTTCTAAGATCTTCGTTTATGATCACTTCTTCTTTCCTCCTGGCTTAACTTTGCCTGAACAGACAGCAGAGGCGTACATATTGGCATAAGCGGATGGGTAAACATCGAACTTTCTTTTTGCAGCAGATTTTCCTTTTGCACAAAGTTTACCTTCTTTGATTGATTTTCCTGCTTTGGATAAAGCGATGGCAACTGCTTGTTTTTGAGCAGCTTTACTTCCTTTAGGAATGCTAGTTCCAATCTTTCCTTTTTTCTTATAAGCGTGCATCAGTTCTTTGATGTTTGAACTTACAGTTTTTTGACTTGATCCTGATTTTAATGGCATATATTTTTTTCCTTCTGAAACTTCTCCACTATCTTTCTCTTCTGGATTTTCAGTCCTAAAAGAAGAGGCTCGCATAAATGATTTCTTTTTTTTCTTAGGCTCCCTATTTGATATTTTAGAAAAAAGATCTAAAAATCCAGAACCTATTTTTCCCATTAATTCTCTAGTTTTTCCTCCAACACTTATAGCAGTGCTTGCAGCATCTTGTGCTGTATCTAAAGCATCTGAAGCTTTTCCTAATTTTGATCCTTTAGATAATAATTGTTTTCCTATTTGTGTGGCTGCTGGAGCAAGTTGCCCCACAGCCATAGGACCTGCAACTAATCCTAAAGCCCCAGAATCGCCTACAGTTTTTGGGGCAGCAGCTATAGCCTCTGGATCTTCATATCCAAAAGGAGATAAAAATGTTTGTTTTAGTTTTCTACTAGCTGAAATTTTAGGTTTATCTTGTTTTACTGCCATATTAATACATTGTAAATACTGGCGGCTCTTCTATTTCTGACATTAATTCTTTTTCTAAAGCTTCTTTTTCTCTAACACTAGCTTGAGATAAAGCATCTCCATTTAAAATAGCACCACCACCAGGTGAAGGAAGAGATCTATACTTTCCTCTAATTTCTCCAAGTACCCCTTTTGCAATCGCTAAAGAATACTTTTGAATCCAATTTCTATATGCAGGATGAATAGTATTTGAATCAACTGCTCTATATTCTAATATTACTCGTTCACCATCAATCGCTGGAGCGGGATACAGTTGTAATACTTTTCCATTAACTAAATCAAAAGATCCCTCTTGTCCTAATACTTTTCTAGCAGTCTCCATATAGCTTTGTAATAGATAATAATCTCCGAGTCTAAAATCACCTAAAACAAAATTATCTTGGAAGTATTTTAAGAAGAAATCAAACTCTAAAGATCCAGCAGCAGCATTTATTGTCAATAAAGTTTTTCTATAGTTAACATAACTTAAATTGTGTGCTATATGCGCGGGAAGTTCATATTGATTAATTCCAGCAGAAGCATCAAATGCTGCAAATTGTCTATTCCAAAAAGGGGCATGGTATGCAAATTTATTTATAGCTTCTTCTATACAAATTTTTAATTGGAATGAAGTTAACTCTACTCTAACTACAGGATGCCCTAGTCTAGCTAAAATATAATCTTTAACAGCTAGTTCAAATCTATTAAATTCTACCCCATCTAGAACTGTAGATTTATTTAAATCATTAACATCTAAATCACCTGAAGGTATGGTATCAGTTAATAATTGACCACCATACTTTCCAAAGGTATCTCCATAAAGAAGAATATTAGGCTTCGCTATTATTGATAGGCTCATTTACTTTTTCTTTACTTTTTTTCTTTATGGATTGAATATCTGATTCTTCAATTATAAGTTCAAGATATTTAGAAATTACTTCATGGGATGAAACAAATTCTTCATTTGGTCTTACTTCTACAACTTTATCATTTATGTATAAAAGTAAGTTCCATTTACATTTAGATCTATATTTAAGCATGAAGTTCTCTAAATTATATAGGTAACAAAGAGGGGCTAGAGAACTTTTATTCTCTAGCCCCCATTTACTAAAGTTTAACTAGTTATCAGATAACAGGAGTATTTGCGACCCTAGTATTACGAGAACCATTGACGAAGAGATACTGAGAAGTAGCTCCAACCAATCTGATGATTCTATAGAATCTTGAGGCAGGTTCAACCTGGACCTTACCGTATCTTGTTAAGATTCCCTTTCTGGGTTGGAAGGTAGCAGGATCAACAACTGTTGGGAGTTGCTGTAGTGGGATGTATGGAGCGTAGATAAATCCAGCATCCATAGCATTAGCTCCCTTATAGCCAACCATGATCTCATCATCGGGATACATTGGGTCAACATAAAGGTCATAGCGTCCCATGAACTTACCCTTGAAGCTGATTCCAGCATTGCCCATGTTTGTTGGGCCATCTTCTCTTGCAACTCCACCTTCGAGCTTGGCAGCACTCTCTAGGAGTGAAGCAACTAGTGGTGAAGTGAGTAGCCAGCTACCAGGACCTCTTAGAGTTGTCTTATAGATATCCTGTGAAGCAAGGTTAATCACTGCTAAGAGGTTAGCATAAGCTTCACCAACATGGCGAGGATTAAATGTAATTCCTGCGTTTGTTAAATCGCAAATAAAGACATTTGATCTCTTACCATCTGAAGTTGGAATGTTATAGCTTACAACTCCATCAGTTTGAGAATAGTTAAACTGACCAGGGCTGAATGTACCAGTGGCAGCAGTTGAAGCAGTTGCAAGACCTTCAAAGGAACCTAAAGAAATGTAATCGCTATCCATGTTCTTTAGAGAAGCTCCACCCATCTGATTTATAGAATTGTTTCTATTAAATCCATATGCAATCATACGGAGATCTTCGATTAGTTCACGGTCTATTTCAAGCTGAAGTTCTTTTGAGAGAAGATCAGTGAGTTCACGCTCTAGATCAAGATTGTGATAAGCCTTGAGATCTTGTGAAGCTTCAAGAGTCCAGAGAGCACGCATCTTACGAGTTCTTGAAATTACAGCTTCCTGTTCAATGTGAATGCTGAGTTCAGGAATTTGATCTCCTGAAAGTCTTTCACCAGCACTTACAATCCATCCCATGGTTGAATTGGCATTTGGGAATGCAGCTAAACGGCCACCCATTGTTGAGCTAGGCCATCCATATCCACTAGCAAAACCATTAGCCACTCCATATGCAAGCACATTAGATACATCAAATCCACCTGATGCTGCTATATCTCCATCAAGACCCCCTGTTGTACCAGTAAAGGTGTTTATTGGAAATCCGTTTCCAGAAGCTGAACCAATTGCAGAAGCAGCCATGCCTAGGGGGGTCATGTTAAACTTACTATAAATAGTTTCGCTTCTACCACCTGCTCCATGGTGGCGTGAGTGACCAAGATAGAAAACTTGGCTTACAGGGCCTTGCATTGGCTGTACGCCAACGAAGTTAGAAGCTATCAGATCGGGATAGACTCTACGAATAAGTGGGAATGCGAACTTGGCAAAAGTGCCAAGGTTACCAACTGAAGTTGGAGCATCAGCCTCATTGATCATCTTTTGTTCGACAATCGCTTTGGCTTGGTTTTCTAAAAGTTGAGCAGTAACTCTTTTGGCATAGTCAGTCTTAATGCCGTCAAGAACTGGCTCCCACTTTTGTACTAATTGTTCATCATGTACATACATTGAATCCATAAGCATTTATTCCTTAATTTTTTGCTTTACTGAAAGGCATTAAGTTCATCACTGCCTCTGATAAGAATGCATTGTTAAAATCATTCTTTTGTTTAACCTCACGATTAGCTTCAGAAATCATTACAGCCTTCTCTGATGAAGCGAAAGGCTCATCAATGACAGCCTGTAAATTTTCGATTTCTTCTACTAAGAGTGTGTTTCCTTTCTCAAGTTTCTTTATTTTTGACTCGGAAAGGTTTACTTTATTGTTTAAAGCCTTGATGGTATTTTGAAGCTTTTCATTTTCTTCTATTAGTTTATTTAACTGTGAAGTTAAAACACCATTCTCTTCATCAAGTTCTTTTTGGTGAGTGTTCATTTCTTGAACTAAGTTATTCTCATCCTTTGAGCTAATTTCTAGAGTCATTAAAGTTTTTACTGACTCAAATAGTTTAGCATTTCTATAAATTTCATTTTCTTCTGAAAGCTCATTTAATGCTTGTTCTTTTAAAGAATCTATTTTAGTTCTTAAAAATGCATTAACTTTTGCTTCGAGCAATCCTATTTTATTCTCTACTTGTTCTGTAATTGTAGAATCAACCAACTGAAAGATTTTTTCTACTGTAGACTCATCTAGACCTTCAGGAAGAAGGCTAACAATATTATTTATTTTTTTTTGCATATAAGTCCTGATCCTTTAAGTAGATACTAACTATATCTACGATTTTTATTTTTTTTTAAAAAATGTATTAGTTTATATATTTTAATAAAGAAAGATAAGCGAGTTTTGCTTTATTAATCTCTGAACCTTCAGAAAAATTATCTAGCCCAGGAACTTTATTAGCATAAGCAGTTGCATATCTTCTTTTTGCTAATATTTCTTTATTCTTCCGCATTCTATTTTGTGCTTCATCATCACTTTGTGTTTTACGAATTGCTTTAACTCCACCAGCTTGTTTTCCAATAGTAGATAAATCAGAACCTAAACTAAGATCTCTTTGAGTTCTAAGTTTTCTTTTTTCTTGAGCTTGTTGAGTATTTTTAAGTTTATTAATTTCTTCTGGACTTAATTTTTTTGGCTTTTCGGTAGGTGTGGGGGCTGGTTTTCCTTTAGTCTTAGAAAATAAACTCTTATATCCCTTTGTAATATATTTACCAGCAGTTTTCAATCCAGCACTTACAAGAGGTTTTGCAACCCCTGCCGCTGCTCCAGCTAAAGTTCTTGCCGTTCCAAGAGTATGTCCAAGAGCACCCCCTCCAAGTTTGCTTCCTATTTCTTCTGGTGAGGTAAAGGCGGTTTTTGCGCTTGAGCTAAATGTATTTACTAAATTAGGTTTATCTTCTTTATCTTTTTCAGAATCTTTCTCTTTTTTAGATGAGGATTTAGTTGATCCAGGAACCTTTTTTTTATTAGGTTGCATGGCAGGTTGAGCTTCTGAAATTAATTTTAATTTATTTAAATAGCTCATTTCTTTCTCATGCCTCTTAATATTTTTTTAGCCTTCTTTCCTTTTCGTAACATTTTAAAATCTTCTGCATCTAAAGATCCACTTTTATTTACATCAAGTTTTGCTTGGTTTCCTATTAAATGAGTTCCCCCATGAACCTCATCTATAAAATTATCATATGCTTGGCTAAATTTATTCTTTAGTAGAGTGAGGAATACTTCTTCTTTCTTTAGTTTTGTTGTAGATTCATTTACAAAAGAAAGTGTTTTTGATTCAGAAACCATTGGATGTGCTCCTCTTGTTGAAGGGTCTGCAACAAGATCAAATGTTATTAGATTGAAATCTTCATTGACAATCTTTTGACCCTTAGAATCCTCTGATAGAGTACCCATTCCTCTTGAAGAAATTCCAATCTTCACTCCTCCATTAATTAAAGCTTTGGCTGTTAAACCAGCAGGAGTATTTAAAATTTCTGCTTCACCAATAACTTCATTACCTTTCATCTCTAGTTTGGTAATAAGATGAGATGCGTTTGATAATTTGACAGAATCATTTTGTGGGTGATCTAACTCACCACAAAGTCTTCTCTCAGTAATCATTGATTGAAGTTTACCAACTTGTTTTGAAAGAATTCCAGTAGGGTATATTCTTCCATTGTTATTTGATTCTTCGGCTCTCTGGAAAACTCCACGAACTTTCATGGTCTTATTCCCAGTTCCTTCTTGTAGAACTTCTAATCTTTCAATTATGAATACATCTGTTAATAACATTTTACTTTACTCCAAACTTTTTCTTGAGATTTCGGCTACCATATTTTTTAGCCAATGTTTTTGATGCGTTAGATGGATTATATCTGAGTCGTGTTCTAACTGCGTGTTTTTTTATAGAAGGGAAATCAGCGGAAGGGGTGGAGCTTCCAGGAGTAAATCCTTTAGCTACCTTCCCCTTTCCACTCTTTGCTCCCCATTTTCCTTTAGTTACAACATACAATCTATTTGCAGCGGTAGTAGTAAATATGTCCCCATAATTTGCAACTCCTAAAGCTTTAGAAATTGAAGGATATGTTTTAGCTCTGCTTTTGATAGGGTTAGAAACATTCTTTCCCTTTCCAAATTCCTTTTCTTTTCTTTGCTTTTTTTCAATTAATAGATCAAGTATGTTGACTAAATTCATTTTCTAATTTTTCTAAGAGCTGTTTTAAAAGCATCTTTTTTAGTTTTAGGTTTTTGAACAGGGCCAGCTAAGTTAGTGCCTATATTACCAACAGTTGTCATTTCCATTAATAAACTTTTAACATCTCTTAATAGAGATATTAACTCATCAACTTTTTCTTCATTTATAAAATGTTGTTGGGGTTTAGTCTCTTCCTTAACAATCTTCTTATGAACTTTATTTGGCTGTTTAGATACATAACTTTCACCAAGCAACTGTTTCATAAATGAATCAGGAACTTTAGTTTTAGAAATATCTAACTGCTTGTAATTAGGCTCTTCGGCTTTTGGGGCTGGTGCAGCCGTAGTTTTAGACGGAGCCACCAGCCCTTCATTTATAAGCTTTTCAGCATACTCACCCATGGTGAGTCCCATATCACGAAGGGAGTTCATAAATTTTTAAATCAGCAAGATCCTTTTGGCATCTTACCTTTTGGCATCTTACCTTTTGGCATCTTACCCTTAGGCATTAGTCCTTTAGGCATTTTTCCTTTTTTGCCGTAAGCCTCTTCGACAACCTCTTCTTCTTCGGTTTCTTCTTCTTCGGTTTCTTCTTCAGCGATATATTCCTCTTCGCCTTCTTCTTCTACTTCATTTTCAAGTAGAACTTCATCAACAGCTTGAGAAATGATTTCTTCTAAATCAGCCTCTTCGCTTTCATTGATTTGTTCAAGACGGTCTAGAATATTAGCAACTATTTCTAGGTGCTCTAGGATTCTATCACGATCAAGCTCTTCTTCTAGAGGAGAAACACAAAGAGGGCAAACATGAACATCAGCCTCTTCAGAAATCTCCTGCTCTTCACCTTCTTCTTCAACTTGATCTTGCTCTTGTTCTTGGGGTACAACATCAACACCAACCTTACCCCATGAGGCTGATTCTAACAACATACGACGATAATCGTCATTAAGTTTAATATGGTTCATAAATTTTCTCCAAATAAAGTTTTTTAAACTCTAAAAATATGTAGGTGATCAATTAAAAATATTGATTTTTTTTATTTTTTTGTTCAATTAAAATTAACTTCCTACTATTTGAGTACTTAATAAAGTGGAAGAGATTAACTCAGATCCAGTGCTTTGTCCTGGAGATGTGGGACTTCCCCCAATAAAAACATTATTTGAACCTTGTAAAGCTATATCATTACAAGGTTCAAAATAAAGATCTTGATAAGTATTTATTTGGGTTGCACAACAATCATCATCAATAATTGTTGTTCCATTTTGAATTACATAACAAGGTCCACCTGGAAGCGCAGTCCAACTTATAAACCCAGGTCTTTGTTGACCACATAATTCTTGTACATCTTCTCGTATGACAGTATAACTTCTTCCTCCTCCTATTAGGTCTAACTCTCTATGGGCAGGGGATCCATTGATTCTAACTGTGCTACTTCCTGTTTCTGCAACTCTACCCGTATGCACAGTTCCTAATGGTGGTAAATGAATATGGTCTTCATATGAGTCATTTACTCTCATAGCAAACCTTGTATTTATTTTGACATTAGGACTACCTCCAGTAGCTGGGCTAGGATAAAAAGCTTCAACAATACCAACAGAACTGTCATTTATTCTCATTGCTCCTGGCATAATTAGGTCCTCAACGGTCTAGAATTTCTAGATATAATTAATTTTGATTTTTCAGTAAGTGTTGGGGGATCTACATAATAACCTGTATTTGTAGATTTAATTTGTCTAAAATTATCTGTAGCAGCCCCGCTTGCTCTTCTACGAACTAAAGCAGTTTTAAATAAGAATGGGTCACCTGAATATTTAGTTACGCTATACATTCTAGATCCAAATGCTCCAGATTTAATTTGTTCAAATACCCCCTCACTTAAATTTGTACTAAAACTATTAAATTGAGCAAAGTTCATTCTTGAGAAAACATCAAAGGTTGTTACTCCTCGATCAACGATATAATTGTTTGTTAATTCTTGTATTATATCGTAAGCAATTCTTAATCCAGATTTCTTTCTTGGAATTGGTTGATCACCCTTATATCCAGTTTTAAATATAGGATTATTCTTATCTAAAAACATTTCTCTACTTTGTATATCTAATCCACCATACACATTTTCATTTGGGAAACTTAATTTATAACTTACAAATTGTGGTAAATCTAAACTTGGATTAAAGAAGTCTCTATTCAGAGGATAAGAGAAAACTAAACTTCTTTCTACTATACCACTATTTCCAGTCCTAAATGTAGTTATCTTAGATTTACCTAAGAAAGTATTCATATCTTGTCTATCTGTTGGAAATAATATTATATACCAAGGCATTTGACGAACAAGTAATGGAACCGACTTATTTGTTTTTCTAGCATTTCCATCAAAACGAACATCATCTTGCATAAGATAAACACTACTACTATTAAGCATATGATCTAAGAATACATCATCATATGCAATATGATAAATTTCGTGATTAGATTTAAATTTTATATACTCGTTTATAGCTGAAAAATCTGCATCTGTACTTGCTTTTTGCAGATCATATCTAGCCATAGTGGTATCTATATATGGAGTTTTCTTTGCAGTAGAAACAGTATCAGTTACTAACTTTAAGAAATAAAAGTCTTCTCTGGGAGTACTTAGGTCATAAGTAAATTCTACTAATCCAGAATAATTACTAGAAGTTGATAGTGTAGTTGTTGGGTCTCCTCCTAATAAATTTAAAGCAACTAATTTATCAAAAGGAGTTATGACATACGCATGATCTTTTTCTGTTGAGAGATATAATCTTTTTCTGACTGCACCTGTTCCTATGGTTACATAATCACCATCAGTTATCTTATATCCTGCTCTTCCAATAACTGTATCATTATCATCAATATAAACTTTATAATCTATTCCGTCTATACGAACAGGTATAGCTTTTTCTAAATCAGTGGCAAAAGTTTTAAATAAAGGAACTATTGAAGAGTTTCTAGTTCTCCCAGCAGCAACAGTAGGATCTAATGGAATTAATCTTTGTTCTAAATATGCAAAAGCTTTTAAAATGTTTAATTGATCATTATTAGTTTTTGTTGGAATTCTTAGATCTAAAAGCTCTTGACTAGCTAATGTTTTTAAGTGAGCAGCATCAATAGAATCTAATTCACCATTTACTAATTTTGATTTTATTACATCTAGGAAATAATAATGAGGTATTTTTTTATTATCTAAGTCTTTAATATTTTTTATAGCATCTAAAAATTCTGTGTTTAAACTTTTTTCTATGTTATCATAAGTTAAATCAGATAAAGGTAAGGAATCCCAATTCTCATTTGAAGTAACTTTCTCAAAAATATAAAGAATGCTTCTGTGAACATAAGGCCCAAAAATATCTAAATAATATTTATCATTAGCTACTATATTTCCATCAAAAGGAGCAGCATCCATAAATAAAATTGAAGTATCAAAGTCTTGGTTTATGGCTAAAGTTTCGTTTTGTGTTAGCTCTTCTGATATGATTAGTTCACCAAAAGGATCTAAAGATGTCCCAGTTCCAGTAGCAGTTCCTCCAGGAAGTGTGACTGTTCCCCCTGTTGATCCTCCATTATTAGGTTGATTAGGCTCTTCAAATTGTGTTGGGCCTGTTATAGCCCCAAGTGGGCAATCACCAATTATATCCACACACCCATTACAAACAGAGTCACTGTCTGTTGAGAAAGAATCATAGGGTAATGTTGGAGGGGGGAAAGTACCATCTAAATTTTGTATGACTACTTCTTGGGTACATGAAGCCTTAGAAAGTATTGGGCATTGACAAGTTCTTTGTTTTGTTCTTGGATTTACACAAGGTACTGTCTGTGGTGAAGTAGGAGGAGTTTTTACACATTTAAAATAAACTCTAACTTGAGGTTCTGATGGTGGCTCTAAATCAGATAGTCCACCTGAATAAGTGTTTCTATTAGGTACTCTAGTTCTATTAGAATTTTGGTTAGCTGGAGAAAACCCTGGGAAATTATTGCTTTGTCCAGTAATAACTCTACCTGAAATTATTCCTCCTCCATTAGAATTTGGGGGCCTTGAAGTAAGACCTCCTGGAGTATCTGCTCCTCCTGGAATAATTATTCCCCCTCCACCATTACCATTTCCTTCTCCTGTTCCAGTAGCTCCTCCTCCTGGTTCATTTACATCTGGAATTACACTTCCGCAATCAGTCTCAACTCTAGTAGTACAATTAGATTGACATTGACTTGGACTTTTATATTCTCCTAATGCAAAAGTGTATCTATTTCTACATTGATCACAGGTTTCATTAGGTAGACAAGTTAATTTTTTTGGTCTACCTGTAGGATAATTTTGAACACATTGTGTATTTTCTGAAATAGTACATACACAATAACTTGGACATCCAGTAAAAATTCTTTTTGGTGGAACTATTGGAGTTCTTAAACAAGTCCATATATCAATAGTACATTCTCTACTTCTGCTTGGACTTCCACTTTGAGGACCAGTTCCAGTCAAGCCTCCCGCTGGATTACTTGGATTAGTAGGGGTTGTACTCCCACCACTTCCCCCTGGAGTTGGTGTAAAGGGTCCTGCTGGGTTACTTGGATTGGTTGGAGTTATTCCACCTCCTCCACCTCCAGGAGTTGGTGTAAAAGGACCTGCTGGATTATTAGGATCAACAGTGACACTTCTCCACTCACACTCTAATGGTCCGAATTCTGGTCTGCATTGAGCAGTACATTGCCAATCATATTCATATTCCCCAGGACCAAACTGATATTGTTCCCCAAAATCTACAGTTCTAGCTTCAGTTGTACAACGAGCTACAGTTATTATTCGTCTTCTACAACGAATACATAAATCTATTTGTCCAGGATCTGGGGGAGGGCAGTCTGCATTTATATAACCAGTTCCTGGATTTTTCTTGCACACATGAATTAAAATAAATGTGCTTGGTCCAGTAGAAGGTCCACCAGGACTTGGAGTAGTAGGATTGCCTGGATTAGGTTCTAAAGTTCTTGGATTTCTATCACAGTCAAAAATTTTATTAGGTTTACAATTCTGGAAACACTTTGATAAATCATCATAAACTGGTGGGACGAGAGTAGGGGGATTATCACATGGTCCCTCTATTGCTTTGTAACTACACCAAGTTTTTTCTGTATAAGCACATTTACATAATCTAACAAACCCATTAATACCAGTTACAGTACAATTAAAAGAATCATCCCAAGGTTGAGTGATAGGTCTTCTATTACAAGTCCAACTAGGATATACGCACAACTTTTCTGGATTACCTCCACCCTTATCATCATCAGGTGGTCTGGGCATTATAGGACCCCCTGGAGTTCTTCTTGGGTCCGTTCTTTCCCTATGGCTTACATGGGGCTGTCTTCTCCCTCCTCCAGGTGGAGGTGGATCTATTCTTTGCCCATCACCTGGAGCAAAGTAGCCACAGTTAAACGATGGATTAATTGCCAAAGGCTATTAGCCTCCTTGTAAAGTAATCGTTGGATTTTCTGAATTTAAATTTGTATAATGGAAATCTCCAGCCCCATCTCTAGGTATTGCAGTTAATTTCCACTTTATTGTTGGATAAGTACATTTTCCAACTCTAACATTACCTAAGAATCCAGCACCACATTCAGTTTCTGCTGCTGTTTCAGAGGTTAATATGTCCCTTACTAAAACTAAGAAACTTGCAAAGTTTTCGCTTTCTCTATTATTTACAGGAAGCAAAGAAGCTTGCGCTCCTGTTGAATTTTTATAATCTCTAGCAGAGAAAGCTACATATACTGTAAATTCAGACGCACCTTTTTCAACCCACATTCCAGTATATGCAGCAGAATTATTACCAGCCCCATTATCTAAACTTGCTCCTCTATCTGTCAAATACATAGAATTTACTAGTTCTATATCGACATGATAATCAAGCATCCATGCTGGACGAGTAAATTTTATTTTCTTTGAAACATAGTAGAACGATACTTTATGTTGCCCGTGCTCTCCACTATTAGTAACTTCTGTATTTGTAAATCTTTTCTGAGAATCACTTGATAACCATGAATAAGACTCTACAACTCCAGGAAGGCTTACAACTTTAGAAGAGCCAGCTTTAATAAATTCATCTACAGAACCAGTTTCATGGGATACTACTGGAGTTATTCTGTCATTTGGATAAAGACCTTTTGATCCCATAGTTGTATTTATTTTACACCATTCAGCAATATCCCAGTCTGGATAATTTGGAATTGCTATCGGTGTTAAAGATGCATTTCCGTATCCATACTTTGATATAATAAAATTCTTAATATAAGATATTGAATCATCTCTTGTATCCGTATTTGAGGCGAACTTATCTTTATAGAATTTTAATAGAACAGCTTCAGGACCATAATTATATCCACCAAAAACATATCCAGTTGCTGCAACTCTAGGGCTATTTAGAAAACTAACTGCCCCATTACTATTATTTTGATTTAAAAGTTCATTTACTCTTGTATCAACATAGCCAGTCACTCTCCAGAGTTCTTTGTCAAGTTCTGCTCTTCCAACAGCAGGATTTGCTAAAGATAGTTGAGGAACAGCAGCAGCAATTCCTGCTCTTTCATTATAACTTAATTCAGCAGTTCTAAAGAATGGTCTAATATCAATAACATCATCAGAATCTATAACCTCTGTTCCTGCTATTGTTGTAGGAACTGATCTCACAAAAACATAAGCCACAGGAAGAATAGACTGCCCTACTAACTCAACAGCGTTTTCTTCTAATTCATTACATAATAAAGGGGATAAGTTCAGTAAATCATCTGGAGAAGGGAATGATCCCTTCATAGTTTCTGTCTGCTCTGTTCCTGTTAATGATTGTGTAAACCCACTGTTAGCCATTTGGGAATCCCCAACACTAGCCATTATCATTGGATTACCATTTCCGTCTAATCCTGTTTGGTTTGCTCTAGAAGAAGTTTGTTGAAACTTAGGTCCTATTCCTGCTCCACGAACAATTCCAAGTGCTGGGGCCGTTATCTGTGTAACTGCTCCATTTTTATAAACAGTAGTAGCTGAAGTATCAACTGATTTTGAATAAATAAATACTAAATCTATTCTACTTTGTGCTGATAAAGTTACTCTAGTTCCGTTCTCATCTATGTAATAAAAATCATCTGCACTAAACTCTGGAACATCAACAGTTAACTCTTCAGGAACATCCACAATAGCTGTTCTAGCAACTCCTCTCCATCTCTTTATAAATTCACTTTCCAATAATGGGAGTCTACTAAAGCCAACTTGAGGACTTGTCTCATCATAAGTTGCAGCAACACCATAGTAACTTGATCCTGTTCCTATTGACATTGCCCAAGGTAATATTACTTGAGCATATATGAAAGGACCTATATTTGAATTTGCATTTAGTCCAGTATATTCTAAAAGATCTGAAGTTAGACCAGCAAAATCAGATGGTTTACTTGTATCTTTAACTGCCCAAGTAAATGCTCTTTCTGTTAAACCATTCATTGAAAGAGCATTTGTAGAAGTGCTAGATTTTAGTTTTGTTAGTGCTGCTAAAACTGCATCATTTCTAGAATCAGCAGAATCATTAGCTCCAAAAAGTTTGTATAATTCAGTATCTTGTAGATTATCCCCAGCAAGTTTTTCATATAAAGCTAAAGGACTTTTTCCAATATCATTTATTCTAGCTGTAAATCTCCCTGGTTTAACTCTGATAGTTCTATCACTACCAGTTGCATATGGTCTTAACTCATCTAAATCTTTTCTTTTAATTCCTAATGATTCTCCGCTTGCTCTATCCCCTAAAGCTTTAGTTAATTGATCTCTTAACCACAAGCAATTTTCTTCCAATTGTTTGATTGGAATATTATCCACTTCAAAATAGTAAGGATCATTAGCCTTATAATATCTGATTGGATTTATAAATCTATAGGAACTATCTGCAAAAGTATAATTAGCCATAATTAGTTATTTCTCTTTAAATCAAATACATTAGTAGATATAAATCCTACTACATCCCCGTCATTACTCTCTCCAGTAGCTGGAGTAGAGCCAGCGGTATAAATTGAAACTCTTCTAGGTCTTCCAGAAGATCCTAGCGAAGCATTTCTAGCATTTGCAAATACATATGCCGCCGATTCATCTAGAATAACTTGAGTTGGATTATCAGGTAAGAATTCTGTACAATAATAGAACCCTGATGGGTGCATAGTATCTGGAATTCCATCACCATCCGCATCTCTGCTCAATTTTAGTAGTTGCGGATAATAAGCACTTACATCACCATAAGTATTTATTGCTGATACTGGTGCTGATAAATTATATCCCTGAGCAAAGATTTGATAGATGATGCCTGTTCCTGAGAAGGAATTAGTTGGAGATCCACTCAAGTTCCAGTACTTAGGGCCATAAGCATAACCACTTATATCATGTTGTAAATACTTACAAGCAGGATTTGGTGAGAAGTAAATTCTAAACATTCCATTATTTTTATAATGTGTTGTAGAACTTGTTCCATATTGAATTCCTGTAACGGTTATTCCAGAGATTGCAATTCCAGCATTATTTGTTAAAGATGATGCTAATACAGATTTATTTAATGTAGAATCTAGTGCTGAAAGTGAGGAAGCCTGTAAAAGTTTTATCGGGAAGAAATAATCAAATGGACTATTTATTGTAGTTCCAGATAAAGGCTTCCATGCTGTGGCAACAGAAGATCCACCTGCACCAAAAGAGTCTAAAACACTAAGTGAACCTGTATCTGGAGTTCCTATGGGAGCCCCATAAGTTACATTTGTTCCAGTAGCATTTTGTCCATAAGTATTACTAGAAACATATACTGATGGAGGTCCATAGTAAGGGGAATCTGCTCCGTATACACTACTCACAGAAAGTAAAGATGCTCTTAATTTAGAATCATCCGCAATATTCCAAATCATTAATTGATTACAAGTTGAACCACTAGCATCATAATAAAGACCATCGAGAGGTCCTGTATTTGGTCCTGGACCGAAATTAACATTATGAGCATTAACAGTACTATTTCCTAGTGCTCTTACACAAACTCCTCCTCTTGTGGGTGAAGTGCTTATATATGATAGAGTTTGAGTTCCACTATCTAAAGCAAATTGAGGACTTGTTCCTGGATCTGCCATTCCATCAAAGCCACCAGTAGCAACTGCTCCAGCATCATATGGATTTGGATAGAAGTGAACTTTTCCATAAACAATATAGTTACTAAGTTCTCCAGTTAAGTCAGATAGGTCTGTTTGAGCGTTGTTGTTGGCAATCTGCCCAAGGGGTCCCCTACTCCAGTTAACATTATTAGCCCCAATATTTTCCATGTTAATTACTGAATTATTATTAGCAACCAAACAAGCTCTAGTTGAGTGAAGTTCAACTGCAGTTTGATTTCCTTGTGTAGATAAATTAAATCCACTAACATCATACAATCCAGTATTTGAATCTACAGGAGGAGAAATATTTAAAGTTGAATTATCTTCTACTAAAACATCTACACCAGCTTGGGATATGACTGTTGGACCAAATAAATTTACAACAGACCCATTTTTCCCACTAATTGCTGCCATATATTTTTGTCTTAAAAAATCTTCAGGACCTCTAACAACTGTACAGTGAGCACCTGTTCCATACAAAGAAACAGTAGAATTTGAATCAGCAGAAATTAATCTACCATAAGAATAAACATTTGTACCACAATAGGCTTGTGGGGCTAGATGTTGTGAATGTATTAATTCTGCTTTTGAATTATTAACTAATCTAATTCCAGGAACAGGGAATTTATTCCCACTATCCCCAGTATAACTTAATCCAACATTATATTTAAATGTCATTCCTCCATGAACTGTTGGATTATTAGTTGTCTTCTTAAAGTTAAAAGTGGAATTATCTAAATTTAAATGTTGACCATTGAAATAAAATTGAACTTGTGCTCTAGAATCATTATCAATAGTTGCTACTAATGTTTTTAAATATTCATTACTTATTATTGTAGAATTTTTAGCTCTTAAACCTTCTTTTTGGTTGAATTCACAAGTAAGTTCTTCAGCTAATAAAACAGAATTTAAAAGATCAATTCCTACTTTATTCTCATAAACATCTAGCAGTCCTCTAATATTAATTTGAGAATTAATAGCTCTTAAACCATACTCCTCATTTATTTCTAATGCTAAAGAACTTTTATTTTTTTCAGCAGCTACAACTCTAGAAAGTCCACCATTTAAAACTGAATTTTCAAGTAAGAATCCAATTTTATTTCTAGAAGCACAGAAGAAAGCATTTGATCCTGAGGTTTGGTAATCTCTAGCTGTAGTTGAAGATCCTCCTGGCAGGGAACTCAGTGTTACTTCACTATTAACTGCTCTAAATCCACAAGATTGATTAGATGATCTAGTTGACGCAGCAGTAAGATAATAATTTCTATAGGCAAATGCCATTCTAGATAATATTACTTTAGAATTTGAAAAATAAAATCCATTAACTAGTGCGTTTACTGCTGCACAATTTTCTAAAACTACATCAGCATTAACAACTTCTATTCCATTATCTAATCCAGCATAACTTCTAGTATCCCCAATTACACAGAAATTTCTGATGTATATTTTACCAGAACAATTTTTTACGCTTATTTGTTTAAAATTATTTCCATATACTGCTCCTAACACAGGAGATCCAGTTACAGCAGCATCTCTTGCCATGGAAACTCCATTAAATTCATCTATTGATGAAAAGTCTAATGATGTAACAGAATCTGCTGCTGCATAAGCAGTTTCATAAGGTACAAATATAAATGTATTAGCAGTTGTTGTTAAAGTTGAACTATTTTTTATTCCTACAGATAAACACCCCTTTTTTAATGGAACTGATTGGTATAAAAATGAATTAACAGAAGAAAATCTTGTTCCTGCTGTAGAACTAAACACTGGGACACCGAGGTTTACTGCTGAAGTAGAAATTAAAGTAGAACTTAAATCAGAACTTGTTATTCTTCTTATGAGAGTGTGCCCAGCAATGGGAGAAGTTACTAGCTGTGCTGTTGCAGACACAGATGTTGAAATATTATCATCATAAACTGTAGAATAAGTTCTATTTATGATTTCTAAAGAACCTCTTTCCATAATTTGGAAATCATGTAATTCTAACTTACCCATGTCTCCATAATTACAAACTTCAATTAGTATTGGACAACGAATTACTCTTGGTAATGCTGCAATAGCTGCGCTAACAGTTGTAAAGATATTTCTGTTTGCTAACAAAGATGCAGCAGGAGCATCTGCGCTCACAGTTAATGCAATTCCTGGAACTGAAGAGGTTGTAAATCCATTGTATTCCCAAAGCTCATATGTTCTTTCCTCAAGATCATATACTGGAAGATTGTCCTGTTCCCAGTTATAGAAAGAACTAGTATCAAACTTGGCTACTGTAGGAGTCCAAGAATTATAAAGTTTTGCGCTGCCGCTAGAAGTATAAATATCGTTTATATTGAATGCCATATTAGAAGTTTAATGTCCAACGGAAAATAAGACTGAAATCATTAGTCTTTGCTATACTACTGAAATATCTATAGGCTACTAAAATAGATCTACTTGGAGATACATTAAATGGATTTGCTGAATATAATCCTACTTCATTTAATGTATTACCATTTCCTGCTTCCTCATCTAATACAATTGTATATCTTACTGAGTTGTCACCTATTCTAGTAATTTTACTATGAGGTATTTTTAAGAATGTTTGAGTAAGAATGTTAGTACCTACAACTGTTGTTATGCTTCCAGTAACTGTTAATATATCTGTATCAGTTCCATAACTTGGTAATGGTGTTTGAACCTTATTAGTCCCAGTGACTTCAAATCCTGCTGACCCCCCTGTTCCAACTTGGCATCTATCAATTTGATAATCAGTTATTTTAGTACTTCCAGCTACAGCATATAATAAAGATAATACTAGACCCATACCAGAAACAATTATATTGTGGTCATCAAAGATAATCTCTTCGTTACCAAATTTATCTTTTTTGGCAATTTGTAGATGACCATTTATTCCTAAGTCTTCAATAAAATTCATAAGAATTTAATTCTCCAAATAATTTCTAAATCCTGACTAGTTGATAAATCGGTTCTGGCAACTAGATTCGAAGTAAATGATTTTTTACAAAATAATCTATACTTCATAGGATTATTTAGGTTATTAAATGAATAAGGAGGATTATTTCCTGCTGAAAGAGTCCTATTTAAGTCTAATGTCCAAAGACCCATGTGAAAAACTCCTCCATATAAATTTAAAAATTGAGCATCTACAGAACCTATTTTAGTTCCATAAGCTATTTCTCCATTATAATAAACCCCAGGATTTAAAATTGCACTTAAAACTAATCCATTAGCTGGAGAAAAAGTTGGAGTAGTTGTATATACTTGATTAGTTAATGGTATAAAACCATGTCTATCTATTTTATCATTTCCATTATAAGTATTTGTAGTAGAAGTTACTACCAAAGAAGTTACTGATGCGGATACTTGTGAAGTTGGACTTATTTGAGAGATAGAACTTATTACATAAGCTGATAGGTCTGTTGTCCTTTTTTTAGGACAATAAGATCCAATAACTACTGCTATTGGGGCTGAAACTCCAAAATCATTATAAATAGCTGAAGTTCCAACTACATTTAAATGATGTCCAAAATCTTCAATTAAATATCCACCACTTGTAGTATAAGGTAGTGATATTGAAGTCACAGGCCCCCAAGACCCAGATGGACTACAAGTTGGTTCTAGCTTATCATCAATTGGACTAGGTGCTTTAGGAAGAACATCCGTTTTTGGATAATATCCAGGAACTGTACTGGTTTGTAAAACTACAAAGGTTGTATTACTTAATGCACTAACTACTTGTGAATATTGAGTTGAATGTAAATCTCTAGTATAAGATCCAGAGGCTGCTCCGAAAGTTATAGCTTTAATAGTATAATTAGATGCATCTAAAATACTTGATGCAGATGGAATTGAAGCTAGAGATGGGGAAACAGTTAAAGCATCAACTATAGTCTTTCCTGCTCCATCAACAATGAGGTTATCTTCCTTAAGTATTAAGGTTTTTTTATCCCCCTCACATCTATAAATTTCTACTGAACCTTTCATTAGTTTCTTACATCCACACCTGTTAAGGGAACTGTTGTTCCTGGGTGTAATCTATAATTTAATCTTCCTCCACCGCTAGTATTTAGAATTCCAGAAGAATCTGATGCATTTCTACTAGTGTAAGAGTTAGTTGTTAGTCCGTTAAAAAACTTAAGTATCACTCTAAGTTCTTCTTTATCTGTATAGTATTGATATTCTTCTACAAAAGGAACTAGGGGAATTGAGCTTGTTTGAACTCCATAACCTGTTCGTAATCCAGAATTTTGTTTTAAAGTTAAATCTTGAATAGAGATCGTATCAATTAAAACAAACTTATTATCTTCGCTCAATGGATACGAGAACACTTCTACAAAATAATTTATGTCAGACCCGTGAACATTTTTTCTTATTTGGTGATAGATGTCAGGAACTGGAATTATTTCTAAGTATTCAAAGTTATTATAGTTTGTATAATTTCTAGTATCAAAATCAAATTCAAAAGTATCTAAGTATTCTTCTTTAAAATCTAAGAAACTATCGACTGTTCTTTCTGTAAAGGATTCAGTAATCGTATCATATACTCTGTTTCCTAAGCACTTAATATCTTCTCTAATATTAATTGTAGAGTCTACAGGTCTCCTCGCACTAAAATTATAAGGAATTGAGAGTTCTTCTTTTACTATTTGCATAGTAAGAGAATTATATTTTACCAACTCCCATCTGTTTCTATTGGTCCAAGACCAGAAATAGGAATTACCATCATTTCCAGTTATAAGACCTGTATGAACCCAAACTCCTATTTTTCCTCCTCCTATCTCATTTAAATTACTATCAGTTACCTGGCCTTTGAAAGTAAATCTAAATTTATGTTCTGGAATTAAAGTATTAGCTCTAGTTCCGTATGAGGATAAATCAAATCTTAATCTGGGTAATCCGTTATAAGTAAAACATTTAATTACAGGTCTATCTTTTAAATAAAAATCTCCAGATCCTTGTAATTGTAAAATCTCAAATTTATTTTTAGTGGAAGCACCAGATGTTTGTACAAATTCAATTCCACTAAGAATATATGGATTTCTTAATTCAACACATCTAGATCCTGCACTAAACACACCATTGAAAGGAACAACCATAGAAGCTATTGTAGAAGCAACATAAGTTCCTGAAGCCGCTCCATTCTGCACGGCACATACAGAGAAAACTCCTGAGCCGTTTGAATACGCAATAGGAACGATTCTGTCAAGAGATGATGCTATGTAAGTACCTTCCTGTGTTGTTACAGCAGAGCCCTGTATAGAGAAGTCTGCGTTGTATAGGGTAGGTCCGAAGGTATGAGAGAATATGTTGGCTCCAGTATTTTCTAGACTTGAAGCCCCTAAGGAATGATTAAAGTATTTTTTATAATCTTTAAATAGTAAATGTATTCCTCTACCGAATTGGAAATCTTCATAATCCCTATAAGAATTTATCCCAACAGTTCCACTATTTAAATATCCATTAGCTAAAGATCTAACATGATCCTCTTTATAAATAGTTCCGTAGTAATTTTGGTAATTAGCAGATACCTCAATTTCAGCTTTAGAAATTGCTTCCTTCTCCTTTATATTTTGCATTACTATAAATAAAGGATGAACCTGACATCTATCAACATACTTATCGTGAGAAGAAGTACTTGTAGGATAATTTTTTAGATCAGACCCTAAAACTTTTAATCCTCTAGCTGGGAAAGTATTGCTTACAGAAACTCCAAAATATTGATTATCTGAATCTAAATTTTCACAAAATGCCCAAACAGAAGAAGGGTTTCTAAAATCATATACTGGATAGTAACTATTTGATGACGGTATGTATCCTAAAGGTAGAATTCCACTAGAGTTTGTTGTGCTTCGCTCTAGAACCGAAAGATCAAAAGTTATAGGCTGATTAAATCCTGTTCTGTCGTAATATTGTTCGTGAGGAAGAACAAATTTATAATTTCTTCGTCTTAATGCTTTTCTAGGAACCTGTATATAAGTTGTTCCACTAAACAAAGGATCATCGACTGTATTAACATCAGTTCTTAAGAAAGTATTTAGTCCACCTCTACCTGAGTCTGTCCCTGGGGAAATAGCTCCCATTGATAATCCAGAAACTTCTGTTCCCGCAAAAATACCAGCCGATAGAGAATACATTGTATCTCTCTTACCAAAATTAACTGAATCAAACTCAGTATTTGAAGCAGTAAAATTATCAGCATAAGAAGATACTTCTAAATTAATATTAGGTATAGCGTGAGCAGGGAGGAATTTGTCTAAGACAGTTTTTGTAGATTGAAGAGCATACCTACCGTCCCCTTCATAATCTTCACTTACAAAATCGAAACTTGAGGCATAAAATCCAACGGAAACATGAGACGATTTACCATTCCATAAACTAAATATTCCATTGTCTATGCTATCTCTGTTATTTAAAACTTGGAAGTAATTTGTAGGAATTTGCATTCCAGAGAAGAACATTAAGAAACTATTTTTTGCAGCTATATTTTGATTAGAATTTATAGCAGAATCAGTTACATAATTTGAAAAATAATTTGCAAAAGAATCATTCACACCTAAGCACTTAAGTTTTTCAACAAGGAAATCTAAAAGTTCTTTTGTAATGTCACAGTATTTGTAGTATTTAATTTCTTCAAAAGGTGGAATTGGGAAATTTGTATAGTTTCTAAAATTAAATACGAATGATGATTCTCCAGTAGAAGAAAGATAAATTGGTCTTTCTAGCGAGTTATTTGTTCCTGAAACAACCTTTCCTAAATAGATACCTAGTCCAGAAGGTCCTTCATGGAAAGATGCATTGAAAGCATTGGTTTCCCCATATCTTCCAACTTCCATCATATTATAATTATATCTATAATCAGTATCGAAATACCAACTCTTAAGGAAGATTGGTTGTTGATAATCTATTGGAGTATACTTCTCAAAAGGAAGGACATAAATATCTCCTGGCTCTGCGGTCTGATTGTCTAGAGTTACCATGCGATATACTGGGAACTCTTTTCCTTGATAAGTAAAATTACTAGGGAATCTCTTATAGGCTTCTAGTAAAATATGATCAACAGCTATTTTTATATTATTCTCTAAACTTGCCTGATCATAATTGTATATTCCAGCGTCTTGAGCTTTTTGCCTAGTCCAAGTTTCTAAATTTTTAAAGTGGATTGATTCTGTAGCTAAGGAATACCAAAGGAGGAATGGTAAATAAGATTCCCAAAGTTCTTCAACATTTGATGAAACATCTAAACTTATACCTTTTATTAAAGCATTCATTGCATATTGAATGCTTTGTGTGGTTCCTTTCTTTTTATAAATATCTACCGCAGTTCTTAATTGGTGTCTCCACTTAACTGGGTCTGGACCTAAAAGTTGCCAATCTATTAATTGTGCTATGTATGGTAAGAATTCATCTGGGCAAGAATCAATATCATACAAAGATTGAAGTTGTTCAATTTGATTATTTATATCAGCCATTGAGTATCCAATGGCTTTATAAAATTTATGAAAAGGCCCCTTAGATTCTAGATCATTAATTAATCCCAATCCATTTATATAATCATCAAAAGAATTTTTTATTCTAAAGTCTTGCCTATCAGCATATGCCTTAGAATACAAAACTTCAATCATAGTTTCTAGTTTATCTAATTGTTGAGTTCCACTAGTGTAAGTTGAGGTCCCAGAAACATAGTTCTGTGGAATTAAACCATTAGAAGATATAATTGCCTTAGTTCCATAGTTATACCATAGATATTTTGTTAGTCCTATTATACCCTCTAAGGTTTCTAATTTATTATCTAAGTATAAAGTTGATAGCTGACTTAGAACATATGAAGATGGCTCATATACTAAAGATCCTAAACCAGATTGATTTAAGAAATAGAACCACCCTAAATTATCAGCTAGATAATAGTGAGTTCCTGAATTTGTATTTGCATATACCCCAGTAGTATCTGAATATAAAGTATTAGAGTTAGTTCTTATTTTTGGTAAAATTACAGATGAGATACAATCTCTAAAATCTTCATTGGTTTCAAAATCATCAATTGCACTTCCTAAAGGCTTTAATATTTTATCATTAAATGTTTGAGAAGTAATTTTAGTAAGTTCGTTTTGTTTTATAAAGTACTGGGATATTGAAGATATATTACTATATCCAGAAACAAACAAAATACTACTCATTTTGTTTGCTGCTAAGATATGTGAATTTATGATATTGTCGGCTTCATCAATCGCAACTCCACTAGTTTCAATATCCTTCTGTTCATAAATCAGAGGAGTAATGATCTTCAAAACTTCATAGAAGTTTCTTTTATTATATTGATTAGGAGTAGGATTGAATGTATTCATTAGTCTAAGTATTGAACTGAAATAGAAATATTATTTAATTGAATAAGCTCATTAAAATCAACTTGAACATTTTGAGTTAAATTATCTATGGAAGAAATTCTAACTTCATCTATTTCAAAAATAACTCTATTTAAATCTGCCAAAACTAAAGTCTCTCCAAACTCTCTTTTATCCACAGACATAAAATCTAATATAGCGTTTCTAACTTTCGCCTTGATCTGTTGCTCTTTTGTTTTAAATTGTTTATCAACTTGAAGTGTAACATTTAAATCTAATGTTCTAACTAATCCATCTACAACAACTATCTCGTCAGTCACCATCTTTTTAGGTTGTAATGCAGAAATAAGTTGTTGTTTAAATGTAGGAGTTGCTTTCTGAACTTGAAGATTAGAAGCTTTTTCTACCACATAAATATCAATTATATTTCCAGAACAATATGCTTTTCTAGTAGCAGCAGTAGCTTTACCTACACTTCCATAATCACTTATGAATGTATTAGCAAAATTAGTGTAGTCTTCAAGAGTAACAACTCTATCTTGTCTTGAGAAAGTTAGTGGAGCGTATTTTTTAGCGTGTTCTACTGTCTCTGCATCAGCACCCCCAGTTGCTTTAGTTGTATTCGTTATAACTCCAGTTCTACTAACAGAAGCATTTGTAACTTGAACATTAGAATTTATATAGTTTGAGTTTATATTTCCTCTACTTCCACCACCAACTCGGTAGGTTACAAGATATGAAGCAGAGTCTGGTGGACTTACGCCAGCAATACCATTACCAAATAAAACTGTTGCTTTATAATCCTCATCATAAACTATTTGGAATACCCTTTGATCAGTTGATGATGCATAGAATATATTTTGAACTTCGTTGTAAACTCCAGAACTTCCTATATCTGTGTCATTTATAAATACTTGAACAGAACCTTCAATAACTGGGGATTGTGTTAAAGGAATTGATTTAATAGACTCTGTTGCAGCAAATGACCCCTCATCGGATACTAAAGCCCCTTCTTGTAAAACTAAATTTGTGAACTGAGTTACCCCAGGCTGTGAATCTAAGTAAATGCTTCCAGTTGAATTTCCTGTATCAACTACTCCATTATTTACTTTGTAAATAGTGTAAGCAACTTGATTACCGTCTTCAGGCGAAGTGACAGTTATAGTTCTATTTGCTATTGGGATTTCTACTGCACCAGTTGTGTAATCAGCAATAGTTAGAGAAGCTTGTGCAGCAGCAGACAAAGGCCCCTTCATTCTTACTCCTATTAGCTCTAGAAGTTTTTTAACTGAGTTTCTATTTCTAGCAGTCAATAAAAAGTTTTCGTTTGCTAACATATCAGCCTTTAAAGACATTACGGCTCCCATGTAAGCAACAACTTCTATTAGCATCATTCCTAAATCAGATTCCACAAAATAATCATATTCTAATGGATAGACAGCTTTAATATATTCAATCAGTGAATCTCTTAGACTTAAAAAATCTGTCGCTGCATAGTTAATTAAATCTATTTTGTTCTCGTCTTTTATTGCAACGAGTTTCATAAAATCAGATTGTGCTGTATTTGTAAAGCTCATGCTAGTATAACCTCAACTTCGAACTGGGTTCTAGTTTCATCTGTTAATCTAAGTAATACAATTACTTTTAATGCTTGCCCACCTGTCTCAGTAATATTATCTAAACTAAAAACATTTAATTTTACTAATTCAACATCCAAAGTATAGTTTCTTATAGAAGTTGCAATCTCTTCTTTTATCTCAGTAAAGGTTACATCATCCAACTGCTGAAATAAAAATTTTCTAAGATTACAACCAAATAAAGGAAGCATAACACGCTCCCCTCTTTCTGTAAGTAATAATTGTTGAACTCCACTACGAATAGTTTCTACCCCAGTTGTTGATTTAAAGAATCCACCAGAGTTAGCAAATTTTCCAACAGGAAAATTCAATCCAAAAAATTTAGGTTTAGATTTGGTTATATTAACCAGTTTAGTTTGTGTTACTGGTCCATACACATTTACTGTTTGATTATATGCCATATTATGTTAAAATATTCTTGAAGTAAATCTGTTGAGCCTTATAATTTGTTAAGACTTCTTCGGAAGTTAATGGTTTACTATAGAATTTTAAACTTCCAACAAATCCTCTTAATCCGCTAATGATACCACCTCGATCACCTCCCATGAAGTTACCATACTGATACATTCCATCAGTGTATCCCCCTCCAACTATCCAAGGTGTATAATATGTATTTAGTTTAGGTCCGTTTTTGAGGCTTCTTGGACCATCAACAGAACTACTTGAATATTCAAAACTATTTGCTTTCTTAAAACTTGGAATATCAATTGTTCCATTTATTGGTACTCCAAATACTTCACTTATTGAAGATGTTGCCATCAATTGTCCATCACAGTAGAATTTTATTTCATTGGAACTTGGACTTCCTACGATATCTACTAATATAAATTGACCTGATGCATCCCCAAAACTCTTTCCATTAACTCTGGTTGAACAATCAACCTTCATCTTATAGAAACTTTCAGTATTATTACAATTAGCTTTATTTACCCAAGAGCAAGAACTAGCATCTCTTGATTGTGTTGGAGCTATGAAGAAACTTAATGATGAGGCTGGATTATTATCAGAATTGTTATTACTGTATCCAGTGAGTTCTTGAGTTATTCTTCTATCTCTTGTAAATCCTGCTATAACTCCTCTAACAGTTGCATCACCTGTATCATATGGCAGGAAATCTAAATCTACTAGACTACCAGCAGTTGTTCTTGCAGCGGTATTTACTTTTAATCCAGTATTTTCATTTGCTAGTATAGCTCTAGTTAGTGATGATGTTGTAGTGCTCAACCATCCTGTAGTAGCATTTGTTAGGTTTGGAGCATGAACCCAACATTCAAAAGTAAATCCTCTTGGATCATACAAAAATTCTCTGAATTCTTTAGAATCAGGTAATCTTAGATAAGATCCAAGAGCAGAAGCTAATGCTGTGTTTGAAGATTTGTTTTTTACAATTCCTTCTAAATATGGGATGGAAAGACCAGAAACAAACACAGAACTAGCATTGTTAGCAACTAATTGAATATTATTATATTGATCATTAGTTATTGTGTTTGTAATTCTAAATGTTGTAGAAGATGGAGGAACAACATATGGTTGGAGTAGGTTATAAATACCAAACAATTTATCTGTAACTACAGTATCAGTTAAAGAAAGAATAGTAGAAGTACTAGAAGTTTGGGAGTAAATTATATCTCCAATACCAATTTCTGGAACTATCAATTCATTAATTGTTAAAGCATCTGTTGATCTTGCTGGTGGAGAAGCATATTTAGTTTCTATTGGAAGAATTATTCCATCTAGTTCTCCTTGTTTGAAAAACAAATCTCTTTGCTTCTCAATCTCAACACCAAAGTTATAATCATTCAAATAGGAAAAATCATTTATAGGAACTTCTCCTTTTTTGAATCTCTCTGGAGTTCCTCTAATAGGATCAAAAGTTCCAGGAGCTTTTATAGCAATTTCAATTTGTTTTTTTCTTCTCTTTATTTTTGAATTATGATTGGCTAATTCTGATGCTATCCCTAATCTCAAGTTTTTTGTTATTGAATTTTCTACATTAGAACTGTTAGCCAATTCAGTTACAAGAACTGCTGATAAATCCCAAAGGTGTTTATCTCTTTGTTCCGTTATATTTTGTAGGAAATGGTCTGCTAAATAATGTTCTTGTAAAAAAGAACTATCATCAATAATATTTGGATCAAATAAAGTATCTTTATATTCCTTAAATCTATCTAAAGATACATTCTGACCTTTTCCACCTAAACTTGGATCATGTTCGTATTTCCATTTTTCTCCGTCAGGAATTACTTTTGAATTTATCTCGACGAAGATTGGGTTTAATCCTCCAGATTGAGAGTCGTAATACAATCCATCTTTTGTGAGTAAGAAATAACCTCTTGTGCTTATTGGAGGACCATAGGTTAATCTCAATACTCCTTCTCCAGAAACCTCAGTGTCTGGTACATCTGGAGTATCATCAACTGAAAATCTTGGATAGTTAGTTCCGCTCAAGACATCATCAAATTCGGAGGAGTCTGTGAATCTTGGCTCTTTATTAGGATCTTTTGCTCTCTCTAATAAAATCTCACCAATAATTTGTAATGTATTATCACATTTATCGGAGAACTTTTTAGCCTGTTCTATTCTTTGTAATAATAATCCAAACTCTGCATCATTTAACTCATCTAAATCAGCTTGACTTAGAACACTAGCTGAGATTACAGAGGGTCCACTTTGAAATTTCAAAAAGCTATTAAAAGTATCAAAGCAATCTCCGATAGCTTGAATTTGAGATACTACGCCTTGAACATTAGAGTATAACTGTGCCCCTGTAGCAAGATATTTAGATGCAGCCCCTAAGAATCCTTGAAGATTTTTTAATCCTTGTAAAGTTTTATTATCAAGTTTATTTTTTGATGCACTAGAAACAAATTTTAGAGTTCCAGATTCAGTATCAAACTCAATAATTCCTGTTTTAAAACAAGCATAGTTTATCGCTTCTTTAATTATTGTATCAGCTAGTTCTTGACCTTGCTCAACTTCTCCAGCTAAATTAGCTAGTAGGTCCCCTGGAATTAAAGATAAAGCATCCTTTGTTAAATCTAACAAACAGTCGGGAACTCCAAATGCGGATCCGACAGCTTGGAAAGGGTTTCCAGTCTGCCCTGTAACTTTTGAAAATGTATCTAAATCAAAAATAGCCATTAGGATTGAACTCTATTTGGGTAAGAACTCTCTACAGGGTTCATTGTTGGTGTATCTGGATCAGCTTGCTGGGAATTTAGATCTATGGTGGCCCCATCTAAATTAAATTGACCGCTTGTTTTCATATCTATTCTTCCTCCAGCTTCAATACTAAGTTTTCCTCCAACTCTTAAATTTAAGTTTCCTCCTACTTCTATATGTAGGTCATTTGCACTTCTTATCTCAATTTTGTTGTTTGAATCAACCCGAATTGTGGAATCTCCAGATCGAGTCCTAACTTGTATTATTTGAGAAGAGTTTGGATCTGTACACTCAATATGAATTTTACCTAAATTTTTAGAAGCTCTGGAATAGATATTAATATCTTTATTTCTTGATTCTAGATTTATATTACCATAGCGTAAATCATCCTCATCCCCAGCTTCTTTATATTGCCCAGTTGAGGTATTTACTATGGTAATATCCCTGCCATCCCCAAGATGAACAAGATACCTTCCTAAGGCTGTTCTATGCTCCTGGCTGATGTGGGCATAGCTTCTAATGCTTCTAGAGGGATCTTGTGAGGTTGGAGATGAGGTGATTACAAATCCATCCCCATGTTGATTCTTTATTATTAAAGAGTCTATGCCAGGGGTATCGACTAAACTAACTTGCTTTCCTACAGATGATTTTAATTCATTTTTTAAGTTAAAATAACTATCATTATATTCTTGAGAAAGTAATAGTTTATTTCCAAAGGGGTCTTTAAATAGAAGTCTTTGTGGTTTACCCCTAGCAGAATACATATGGCTATCCACCCTCTCATTTGGAGGAATGTTTTCTTCTACAGGTATAATGGGATCATCTACTAATTCAGCAGCAGATTCCTCCAAGACAGTACCAATATAATAAAATTCCTCTTCTCCCTCTGGTTGTAAAACTAAGATACTCTGACCTTCTGAAGGAATAAAAACAAATCCAGCACCCTTATTTCCAAAGTAAGGGGAAGTATACCAAACATCTAATTCTACATTTCCTAAACAAGAAATTCTAGCTTTAAATTTAAATGAAGTTGAAATATTTGTTACATCCGTAACTTCTGCTAAAGATATTCTCATTCTATATCCTCTTGATCTTTTTGGATAATCCCTGTTTTTCCTAAATCTCTAGTTAACATAAACTCTGAAGATAGCTTTCCTGTCTTTATTGTATGTTTAAATCCCATAAAGATATAACTATTAGAGACAAAATCTAAATAATTATTTTTTAATTTTTGCTTTGTTGAATTTTCTAAATCAGAATTAACTACTTGTGGGGACTTTGCAAATATAAAACAAGGAGAATTTATTAAAGAAACATCTGATAAAGCAAACATTGGAAGAGTTTCTATCTGAATACTAAAAAATCTATTAAGTATATCAAATTGTCTATTTATTTGTGGGTAAAGAGATGGATCATGGAAATCATAATCAGTAATATAAGTTTTAGATAAAAATCCATTAGTTTCTTGAACTTGTCGTATTAAATCAGTAATATAATAAGATAAAATTTCTGGTTCAGTAAAAAAAGTTTCTCCTGATTCTAAAGTTGCAGGAGTTCCTGGAATTATTGCTGGAACTCCAGGGAGTCCTTTATTTACGGTATAATTATCTTTTAAATCAGAGGAAATTTTTTCAATGGTAGCTTGTGATGATCCTTCTCTACTTAGTCTATCTTGAATATATGCTAAAACAGCAGTCTCATTTAAGAATGGATTTAATTTTGTTTCTTCGTTGTATGGACCAGCTAAGTGTCTAGAAATTTTTCTAGTAACTTCTTTTTGGAATCCCTCTGCAAGTTCACTAAAATAAATTGTATTAGCAAAAGCTTTTATTTTTAATATATTTGGATTTTTTAAATTATATCTAAATACAGGGAGATCCATTAGATCTTTATTAGTTATTCCAGTTTTCTCCAGAGCATACGCAAAAGTATCAGGAACTGTTGTTAAATTTGAATAAGCAGCTACAGATGAAAATTTATTTTTTGTTACCCCGGTCATCCTAGCAAGAAAACTTGAATCATTCAAAAGTTTATCTTTTGGATGTAAAATATTATAATGTGAATTAGGATTTGGATACCCGGAGGAAGATTCTAATTTAGCTTTTTTTGATCCATATAATTTTTGTATCATCACAACATCACCAAAAATTAAAACTGGATTTTTTAAATCTAAATCTTTAAACATGGGATCATCTTTGTAATTATTCTCCCATACTTTTAAAATATCTAAATTAGATTCGTGAACCAATCTAACTCTTGGTTTTCTTTGAGGTAAAAAATAATATATATCACTTACTGTTTGTTTTATTAATTTAAAAAAGTCTGGCTTTCCATCATCGTATTCTGTTAATGAAGATTTAGATAATTTAAATTCATTTTGTTCATAGTATCTTTTTCTAGCTGTATAAGGCCCTTTTAAACTATCCCATTCAGTCTCATGCGGAGTTGTAGTACTATTTGAAGGAGTTTGAGTTTGAGTAATGTCTTCAGATCTTGTAGTATCAATTTTAGATAGATTTAATGAAGTTTTATTTGCAAAAATATTCAATATTCTTTCTATTTTTGAACATTCAGAAATTGAATCAGCAAGTAAAACAATCTCTGGATTAAGTATTTCCCTTGATTTAGATAACGATTGATTTTTACTTTCTTTTATTTTTTTAGTTACAGTATATATTTCTTTTTCAGTTAAGGAAAATAAATAATTTAAATCTGGAAGTAATACTAAAACATTATTATTTTTTGTAATTGATGATATAGAATTTTTTATTAGATCTCGTACCATTGAATGAAAATCAAACAATGGGTTCATATATTTTTCTGTAACTAAAGGTTTTTCAAAATCAAATTTACTTGTTTCATCATAATCATAAATACTAAAAAAATTATTCTGTGGATCTAAAAGTTTATTTATCTGTATTACTTTAGACTCAGCAGTAATACTAACTCTTAAATCTGTTTGTGGTGTAGAGTATTGTTCTACTGTTGCTTTGGAATTTGTTTTCATAGAATTTGAGGCAGGTACTGTTGGAGTAAGAGTTAACACTACCTTTTTAAATTCTGAATATTGTATTTCCGCTCCCGTCAAAACAGCCTCAAAAACTCCCGCCCAAGTATCAATATTTGCACCCATTCCATAAGTTATGTAATATTTTCTAACATCTACTTTTTTTGCATAATCTTCAACTTTTTTTGCAAATGCATCAGCTAAGTTTTTATAATCTTCTGGACTATTAGTTGTTTGATTTGCTCTAAGTTCTTTTTGATCTTTTTGTAGATTATTATTTAAATCAGTTTGAACTATACTAGGAAACAAGCAAGCTTTAGTAATTCTATTTTCTAATTGTTCTGTTGGATCTATGAGTTCTAATTTCATGGTCCATACCAATTCATCTCCTGCCGCTATTCCATGAGAAAAAGAAATAAAATTAGGATTCGCGTAATTAGTAAATAATACAGAATCTTCTTTTCCAATAAATTTTTTTATTAAACCTTCGTCTGTTCCTGCTCTAACTAAATCTCTAAATTCATTCACAGCTTCTTTTTTAAAAGCTACGAAAACATAAGGAGTTGGAACAAACGAAGTAGTGGTCATTTTATTTTAGGAAATGCTATTTTTTGATTTGGATTTAAAGATTCAAATGGGTCATTGATATTATTTATAAACATAATTAACCACCAATTACTTGGATCACCGTAGTAATAATTAGCTAATAAATCAGGTCTATTTTTCATTGAAGCTGGAACACTAGCTACATCATATTTATAAATAATGTTTATGTCTTTAATTATAGATTCATATCTTGAAGAGTTTAGAATACTGGTAGTTTTTTTACCTTTGTGGTTATAAAAAACTTTATCTATTGAGTAAGGTCCTTCAAGTTTTTTGTTATTAATCATATTATTGGTGTCTCCAAAGATCCAGGATCCATACTGCGATCTTTTTCAAATAATGCTTCATATCCAACTAAGTTGTCTCTAACTACAACTTTAGATTTTTCATATTCACCATAATCCCCAGTTCTCAGTTCTTCTAATTCCATACTAAAATTAATTACTTGAGGCATTAAAGTAAATAGATCATATGTTGATTCTTTTTCTATTGAAAAAGAATAATTTTTACAAATACATGGAATATCTTGATATAGAATTCCATGAGTCAATCTAATTATTGGTGGACCTAGAACAGGGGATTTAGAATCATTAACTACAGAAGCTCTTACTATGTTTGTCCAATATAACATTAATTCTGATGTTCTTACTTTATTTTTTGGAAAGTAATCTATTTCTGATTTACTTCCTATTATATTTGGAATTTGAATTGTAGGAATAGATACATCAGTAGGTGCTCCTAAGACTTGAACTGGAGGTAATTTATCTGCAATGTGTTCTGTAAATAAAGAATTATATTGTTGGGATCTTTTTTCAAGATACTTTTTAGTAGCAGTTCCAGCTTGTGTTTGTTGTATAGTTTCCTTAGTCGGAACTTCTGTGGTTTTAGGTTGTTTTTCTTTTATTATATTATCAACATTGTATTCTGGATGTTCATACTGAATGTGTGGGAATGTTAGAGAAAACTCTAAACTAAACTTTCTTGAGTCTGCTCCCATATATCCGTATAGATCACTAGATCTTCCAAATAATTTAAAATCTTGATATCTAGCAGCTTTTGTTTCTTGTAATGTAATATTTTCTAAAAAAGGTAACACTACTCTAGTGGGAGTTCCTCCATTTGAATTTGGAAATATGAATACAAGATTTGATCTTGATGGTAGTTCACGATTATATACATACTTATTTGTCATGGATTATCAATCTCCTGGAGCAGGGGCTACTGCTGGAATTTCTTGATTTTGAATCGCATTAGTTTGTATTCCCATTAAATTATTATTTTCTCTTGCTGCATCTAATACTCTTTCTTGTTGAATACCAGCGTAAGCTAAATGGGATTCTATTTGAGATAGAGTTTTTCCTTGAGATATTTCATTTTGAATTCTAAAAAATTCTCTAAATGTGGAATTTATCAGATCATTAGTATCTTGTAATATATTTTTTCTCTCTGGTTCTTTTACAGTATTCTCTGCTGTTTGTTCTGTTGCTGAAGCTGTTCTATCCATATACTCTCTTATTTTAGTTAAATTATCACTAGTATTTCCTAATGAAGTTTTTAAATCAGTAAGACCTTTCATAGATTCTTGTAGTTTTGCTTTTTCTTCATCATTAAGAGTTTTGAGTTCTGGAAGTTCCATTCCCCCTGGAACGGCTGCATTATATAAACTAATAGCTGAATTAATCGCCTCTGGAAGTTTCATTGCTATAGCCATTAAAGAAGGTAATGAATCAATTAATATCTTTCCAGCAGTGACAGCAAATTGTCCAAATTCTATTAAAAAAGATAAAAATGATGCGGTAACTTGTGTTACCGTATTTGAAATTTCTTGGAGAATTTTTTCTCTATTTTCTCCTTTAAGCTTTTGAGTAAGTTCATCAAAATATTTAAAAATAGGATCAAGAGCAGTTCCAATTCCTATAGCTATAGCATTAGCAACATCTATTATTGTTTGTGTTATTGGTTCAATTCTTTCACCAACAGATCTTTTTAGATTATTAAATGCTGATTCTATACCTTCAAAAACATTATTTAATGCAGCATTTGCTCTTTGAGACGCAAGGGTTTCATCTATTGATACATTCAAAGCTCCAACATTCTCAGAAAGAGCAATAAATGAAATTCCTAATTGCTCTAATCCTAAAGATTTTAAAATATCTTTTGTATTAATGTTGTTTCCAAAATTCTTAGTTAGAGTATCCGCAGCTTTATTAATATTATCAAATACTAATTTAGCTTTTTGCTCTGCACTTAAACTCTCAAAAAGCAATCCATTAGTGCTATCTAAAATACCTAACTGAGCTTTCTTTGCTCTAGCCTCAATACTTGGGTCAGCTAAGAAGTTTATAACTTCTATCATTCTATCAGCATTAGCTTCCCCTGCGGCAGCAACTGCCATCATAGAAGCTTCTGCTAATCCAGCAACATCCCCATTTGCAAGCATTGCTCCTTCTACTGCTGGTTTTAAAGCGTCTAACGCCTTGACTAGAACCTCAGTAGATGTGTTGTACATGAGTGCTGAATCTGCTGTAATTCTAGCTAGATTGCCAAGTTGATCATTTGTCAGCCCTCCTATGATCCCTACTTGTTTAAATGTTGAAATTGTTTCTTTGCTAGAAATTCCTAGAGCTTCTTGAATGGCTGCAAGTTTTACTAAACCTTCTGTATTGGTTTCTAATCTATTTTTTACTAAACTTAGATTTATATTAAAAGCTGTGTCTAGGGTTGCTCCAAATTTACCTATTGCTAAATTATTTTTATTTAAAGCTTCTGTATAAGTTAATCCTATACCTAAAGATTGTTCTTGTAAAGCATCAAATTCTTTTAATTGATCTTTTAATTGGTCAATCGCAAGTCCTAGTGTTTTTGTTCCAATATCAAATACAGCCCCAGTTGCTTTGAGACTAGCATCTAAAGTTTGTAATAAAATATTGGAATCTGCCATTTTTTAATTTTAATCCTCTATAAGGTCAAAAGAAGAAAACTTATAAATATTTCCAATAATCTTGGTCATAATATAAGTTCTATACTGATCCTCCCCAAAGGAAGATCTAAGATTATATATACTTTTAATATATTGTGGAGTTAGTTCGTTAGCTAAAGTTATCTTTACACAAGTTAATAAACTATTACCAGTTTTAGCATCTTTCTCTACAGGTTTAACAGTTACTACCACCTTCTCTTGTATTTTTCCTTCATATTTATATTTAAAAATTAAAACATCCCCAACTTGAATAGAGGATGAACTCTTTGCAATTGGAGAGATATACACCTTATTTTTTGATGATGTATTTCTAATTTTTTCAATAATTGATTTAGAAAATCTGGGCATGGTTGCTATAATATAAATATATTATATATAAAGGTTTATGAATGTCAAAAGAAAATATAAATATAGATATAGTAGATTTTATAGATTTAATAAATGATACATTAAGTTCTGAGTTTGTTGAGCGTTGGAGACATAAGTATTCTGAGAAGTTTATAAAGCATTTTCAGTTAAAAATATTAGATTCTCTTAACAAGCAGAAACCTTTAAAGATAACTATATTATATACTTACTTAACCAAGAAGTGTAAGTATTCGCCAGATCAAGTACTAAATTTCTTTGATTCTGTAGATATAGACCTCTATAGACCCTTTATTACTGGGAATCTACGGACGAAGCGGGTTTCTTTAGCTTCTTCAGGTTCTCCTCTATAACCATTGGCTCATTAAATTCAGGGCAAAGTCCTTTGTAAGGACACCAGTTACAAAATTCATTTCTTGTGGCGGTTAGATCTGTTTTTTTTGATTTTCTGATTTTCCAAACCTCGTCAATGATCGTGCGCGTGTAGGAGGATATTTGATTGTTAGTATAGTTAATACTAACGATATTTCCAGTTAGAGGGTAGTAGTGAGCCACAGTTATACTCTTAATTGGTACTTTATACATTTTATGAATGGCTAAAGTGTACCCTTTTAATTGAGTATCTTGAAACAGTTCAATTTTAGTTTTTTCTTTCTTGGAGGTCTTATAATCCAAGACCAGATAAGTGTTATTCTTTCCTTTTATTACTCGGTCGATAATTCCATTAAGTTTAATATCTTTATCAATGTCGATCTCAAAAGGAAGTTCTGTGGCTACAGTTTCTCCTAGCTTATTATTAAATTTTATAAAGTTTTTAATGCAAATTAAATCTTTTCCATCGTAGTCAGAAGAAACTTTATATTCGCCTCTAATACTTTCAGAAAGTTTGACCAACTCTTCCTCAGATGAAAGTTTATATCCATCTTCAAAAATTTTATGGATGTAAGACCCAAAGTGCAGCGCGTCTGTGTTTGCTTCCTCTGGTTCTGGAAGATAGTCAACATACTTGTACTTATATTTCAACTTACATTGCTTAAAAGTCTTATACTTAGACTCTGATATTTTGTCTATGTGCATGATTACTCCTGAATTCATTAAAGACTACATAGTGTCTAAATTCTCTGATAGTGGAAAAATTTCTTCTAGCGGAAGAGAGTTTATTATGGAATCCGTCTTCCTAGAGAACGACTGGAAACGCCATATGAGCATAAATCTAGACACGGGTCTTTGGCAGGATTTTAAGTCTGGTGAGAAAGGTAATTTCATATCCCTCTATGCTTATGTAGAGAATATGACATACCAACAAGCTCAAGTAAGACTATTAATTAAGAACTTTGATTCAATAAAGTTCGAAGATACTCTTAACTTAAGTTCAACGAAAGATATAAAAAATGAGAGCTTGGATTCTATAATTGAGATCTCGGCTGATATGTCTTTCTCTAATGACCAAGAACTTAGAGCTTGGACATATATAAACAGCCGTTGTCTCTTTGATTTAGAAGGTTCTAAAAAATACTTTATTTCTAGTAATCCACGATTTTCTGGTAGAGTTATAATCCCATTTGAGAAGGATGGGTTTATGTACTACTTCCAGGCGCGGACCCTAACCGATCAGAAGCCTAAGTATCTAAACCCTACCTACTACAATAATCTTAGGGTTTCTGATGTATTGTATCCTTTTGATGAGGATGCTGAATACCTTGTTGTTTGCGAAGGACCTATTGATGCTATCTCACTCCAAATTCAAGGAGTTAACGCTACATCGACTCAGGGCTGTCATGTTAGCCGAAACCAAGTAGAAGCACTCAAAGGTTTTAAAGGCAAGATCATTGTGGGATTTGACAATGATGACGCAGGACAGGGCGGGAGGGAAGCATTCGATAGACTTAGAAAGAGTCTAATGATGCCTACACTTTGGTATTGTCCCGCTCCAAAAGGTCATAAAGATTGGAATTCAGCGCACACTAAGTTTATAAATCTAGACCAATGGATAAGATCAAATGCTAAACCAATGGATGATTTTTTCCATATTCAGGATATGATGAAATACATGGGTTGAGTAACTACTGTTTCGTTAAGTAGATTATACTTACAGGTCAAACAGTAAGTTCCAGTTAATCCACCAAAATTAGCAACGCTAGGATGTGTTGCTAATTTTGTTGTATCAAATAGTAGTGTCATCGTATTCCCATCAGTTACACTAACAAGAGAAGATGTTGTTGAGAAACCAGAAACTTCAACTCGGGATGGAAGTGTTTGAGTGTCCTCATTTATTTTCTCAATCTTAAACATTGCAGAGACAACAGAAGAATCTTTAAATACATTTCTAGTAGATTCACTTATAGCTCTATTACCAATGTTTACTTCAGTTGTTACCTGTAGATTTACAATAGAATCTAATTTCAGATGCTTTTGAACAAGTCGATTTTGTGTAGTGAGTAATAGTGGTTCAGTTACAGTAAAGAAAGTATCTCTATATAAACTGAAATAGTTTACTAAGGACTGATAATCTGAACTTTGAACAAATTTAACAGTCCAGACATCAATATAATCCCCTGTGGCAGAAGCCTTATTTGGAATTAGAAGAGAGCTTCCATTGAGATTGTAAACTCCAGAGATGTCTTGTGTTCCATCCAAAACACAAACATACTCTCCTTTTGAGATTCTATATATACCACTTGTTGAAGCTGCGACTGCTGGATTATAAGAACTTGCGTTTAGTGCCGCTCCTGAATCGTTTGCAGAAGCTCCAAAGTTCATTAGGATAAGGCTTGATGCTAATCCGGCTTCCCCAGTCTTTATCAAACCTGTGCTTGTATCAAGAACAGAGCTTGGAGAGGTATTTGACAATCTATTAAAGATAGTAACACCACTGATATCGTAAGGATCATAGTATTCTCCATTATTAACAAAGAATACTTTAAGTGCGACCTTCTGGAGAACTCCAGGTCTATTGTTTCTATCTACGAGATTTACTCCGTTCAATTGCATCTTTTTCTCTTTCCGATTGTTCTTTTAATAAATTTAAGAATACTATACGCTCAAACCTAGGCATAGACTTAACATCTAAATAGGTGAATCCAGCCTCATGTACAAGTATATAGGCTTCTAAGTACAGGGAATCTAAATTTATCCCTGTCTCTAACTCTCGGAAAAAAAATCGGATGTTATTGGGAGGCTAATAGTATTTAATTTCTTACAGGATGCACACTCAAATCCGATTGTTGTATCTACACCAATGGCGGGATTTAGGCAAGATACTATCTTCTTAATATCCTTAGATGGAAGTTTCTGAATAACTTCTGATATAACACTCTTATCAGTAATATTGTCTATTTCCTCAACAAATCTCCAAAGATTACTTATTATGTCTAAGGAATCTTTGCAGTAAGCCTCATCTTTTACTTTTAAGATTTTAACTTTAACTTTTTTCTTTAATCCACTTAAAAACACTTCTGTCACTTCTGAGAAATCATCAGGTGCGTATTTTACAGACAGTTCTGATAATTTTACAGATCCTTTATTTTCTGAAGAACAATATTGGCAATTAACTTCAAAATTATAATCATCACTGTAGGATATTTCTCTTAATTTTAATAATAAGTATAATCTATCTGAAGGTAGTATTTCCGCTAGATTTATATTAGAAACACATCTTGATAGCAAAATTGACAGAATATCTCCTCTTCCCTTTACTGATGCTAAGGCTTTCTCATCTTCAAAAGTAATTGCTCGTATTGCAATTGGTTTTGAAGAATCTCTAACATAGTCCAATTTATTCTTTGATGGTAATTCAATTGGAATTTCAGTGGAGATTGGAAGGTTCTCCAATAACTTATCTATAATTTCTTGTTTCTTTTCTTGGTTTTGAGGAATCATATGTCTCCTTATTGACAGATATACTATTATAGTATAGATGAAAATAATAGTTAAAAATACAACTTCAAAAATAGAAACTGATAACCCGCAGTTACTAGAAGCTCTTTATAAACTATATACATTTAAAATCCCAGGAGCCGAGTATTCAACAGCTTATCGCTCACACCACTGGGATGGAAATAAACACTTCATAACTAAAAATGGGAGCTTTCACAGTGGACTACTTCAAAGATTGTTATCCGACCTGAAAAAGATTGAATGTACCCCTGAAGTAGTCTATCTAGAGAACGATCAAAAAAAAGTTAGTGATTACATCGTTCCAAATTATAAATTTTATGACTATCAGGAAGATTTAATCAAGAAAGCTCTGCAAGCCAAGCGTGGTGTCATAAAATCTCCTACTGGTTCAGGAAAAACTTTAATTCTAGCTGGGTTGATTCAAGCGTTAGCACCCAGACGCATGGTAATCCTATTCAACTCTAAACAACTTCTAACCCAGACATACGATTTCCTAAAGAAGGAGATCGGATTCTCTGATGTTGGTCTTTGTTTTGGTGAGGGATATATTGAAGGGAAAATAATGCTTTGCACGGTTCAAAGCATAGAGAGAATCATAGATACACACCTTTTAGAAGCAGAGGTTGTCTTTGTTGATGAGTGCCATGAATTCTCCAAAGGTAAGATGGCTCTAGCCGCAATAGAATCGTTCCCCAAGGCTTCCTACCGTTTTGGCCTTACCGCAACCCCACCTAGTGATGATATGCGCCTATACTCCTTAGAAGGGGCTTTAGGGCCAATCCTAGAGGTTGTGGACACCAATACTTTGGTAGAAGAAGGACACCTAACCAAGCCAATTATCCAACTAATAAATAGAAAGTATGATGCTAACGGATTAGACGATCAAATGACCTATAGAGAAGTTTACGATGCATATATCGTAAACAACGATGGGCGAAATGAGATAATCGTAAACATCGTAAATACGATTCATACTTCTCATCCAAAAGCTAAAATATTAATACTAACCAAGTCTCTGGAACATGGTAGACTTTTGGAAAGAAAGATTCCCAACTCACAGTTCCTTGAAGGTGCTGATGATATTGCTACCCGATACAAAACTATAAACAAATTTAGGAAAGCCAGTAAAGTTTCAGTTCTTATTGGAACAAATATTCTACAAACGGGAGTAAATATTAAAGAGATCACTCACTTTATTAATGCTAGAGGTCTTATGAGTGAAATTGCTACCTTGCAAGCTTTAGGTCGTGCTTTAAGAAAGCATGAGTCCAAAGAAAAAGTTTTTATTTATGATTTCATGGACAAAGAAAAATATTTAGTAAAGCATTCCAAGAAACGCAAAAAATACTACGAAGACGAAGGGCATGAGGTTACAGTAATATGATTACCGATGGAGATATCAAGAAACAATTAACTTCTTTTACCGATGCTGAAAAACAAACATTTAAGTTTGCAGAAAAAGAGTTAGAATCAATATTATCTAGCAATCAGCTATCAGAGGATGTCGTTCATAGACTAACAAATGTAATCACTCAATTGAATGGACTCAAAGAATCTTATTTTTGGAGATTGCTTAGAGCGGCCAAGCAAAATCATATGATTGATTGATTGATTACTTAGATTTTATTTTATCTATTTCCATCTCAAGTCTTTGAGAAATCTTAAGAACTTCCCGTGTAGTTTCTTGAAGTTCTTTTTGATTCTCTAATGCAACCTTTAATAACTCTTTTTGGTTCTCAAGTATTTGCTCCATTTTAATTCCGGCTTGAGCATCATACTTTCCTCTTAAATCAGCATTTATTTCATTTTTAAGAGATATAAGTTTTTGTTCTACTTCTATTTTTGCTGAATCACAGTGATCAGTTGCACGATATTCAATATACCCAGCAACAGATCCCACGCAAGCTATCACCACCAAAGTCATTTTGACCATATCTTGAGTTACTGAATTTATTGGCATATTAATATCTCTCTTGAATTGCATCGAAGGTGTATGCGATATAATCTACATCAAAGTTCCTGGCTGTTGTAGTTGTCGGAGTTACATTGAATCCTGGAAGCACAGCTATTCCAGCTAGTGGTATTGTATTTGAAACATTGGTTTCATTAGCAACTAACACATCATTTATATAGAATTGGACATTGTTTAAATCTTTTATAAAAATTCTAAAAGTATCAGGATCAGCAGTATTTTGATAAGTAATTCCAGTGTTTATTCTTCTTTCAGCAGAGGCTCTTCTAGTTACGGCATCCCAGGTTCCGCTTGCTGCTGCTCTTTCAAAATAGAATCCATTTGCTGGTGTTATTGTAGTCAAGTCTGAAGTTAAGCCAAGTTGTACGGTATGATCAGTACCTGTAGTTGAAGCTCTTCCTCTAAGTTTAAATTCAACACAATGTTCTGTTAATACTGTAGTGTTGGTTCCTGCATTAAGAGGATAGAAAGATGCTACTTGGTTGGCTGTAGTTCCTGAAGCTCTTCTGAAAGCTCCCATTGAACCAGAGAAAGTAGTGGCAGCTAATGCAGTTATAGATCCGTTTGTAAATGACCATCCTGCATATCCAGCCTCTCCTGTTTCAGTGGATCCCTGAATGAAATCATCAAATACTGCATTAGTATCAGAATCCATAGTATCTCCACCATAGTCTCTATCGTGAGATAATACTACCCATTCACTTCCTGTAGAAAGAAGTTCTACTTGTTCTCTGGGCATTCTCATTTTTACCCTATTTAAAATAGTAGTTATTGATCCTCCAGAAACTGTAACTACTTGACCACTTGTATCTACTTTTATTATACTCATCTGCTTACCTTGGCAAGTAGTTGCTGCTGGTAAAGTAAGATTCATAGGTCCATTAACTGCACTTGCAAACCAATGATCAATATCAGTTGTTAGCGTTACTGAAGTTGCAGTAATAGTAGAAACTTCATTCCAATTTGGTTTCCATTCTCCAGTAGAAACATATTTTAAGTTATGGCTTTTTGATGGAGCAGTGGAATTTACAGTGGTGCTTTGAATTTTATTAGCATTCCAAATTGCAGAAGCATAGTTAGCAGATACTGTAAAATTACCACCAGCACCTCCATCATTAGAACTTAACCCTCCATTAGCAACTAAAACTCTTTCATTAGTTAAAGTAGCATCTGCGGCTAGAGTTAAATATTGAGCATTTGTTGGTGCTCCTCCTGCTCCTGCTATTATACTAGAAGGATAGATTGCCCAGTAGTCATTATTTTCATCAAATAGAATCAAATCTCCATTACTTGCAGGAGCAGCCGACTCTAAATTCTTACTAAACATATTTCCTGCATACCAAATTGCAGAAGTATATGGAAGATTAGCATAACTAGTTGCGGAAACTATTCCACCTTTTATAGTTCCTGAAATATCTATAGACTGAACATTCTTGAATGTACTAGTAGCTAAATCATAACTAATCAAGTCTCCGCTCACCAGACTTGAGGCTAAGTTCATTCCTACTATATCATTAATCTCAGGAACTGTTTCTATTTTTACATAAATGATTCCATTATTTGCCTGACTACGAACAACATAGCCAACAGGGTGAGCTTCGTATGGAGCAGGGGGTCTGACATTGTTTAATTGACCATTGCTTGATACATACAGTATATCTCCACCTGAGAATAAACTAGTATTTAATGGATCTGCTCCAGTTCCATTAACTGACCCTTCTGTTACAATATAACCAAATGCTCCTGCTGCTATAGTTGTATCAGTTAAACCAAAGACATGGTTTGAAAAACCCATTGCTTCGGGAACATGGGTATTAACTGAAGAAAGAATAGCGACATTTGCAACATCACCTGTAGTTCCAGTTACAGTAACTGGAGTTCCTTTTGGCATTGAAGCAGCCGTTCCATTCTTTACATATTTCAAAATTCTTTGAGCAGAGTTTGCACTTGACCACTCAATACTTCCTGAAGGAAGATTTAAATAACAAGCCGCAGAAACACAACCACTAACTGTTGCATTACCTGTAACAGATAGTGAACTAACACTAACTGGGCCTGTAACTGCAAGACTTCCACCAGATCCTATTGCTAAAGAACCGCCTCCAGCAATGCTTATTCCTACTCCATTAGTTAGACTTAATCCACCATCATAAGTTGGTAGAATTGCAACATTAGGAGCATATTCCATTTCTTGGTCTATGCCATTGTATCTTAATAAACATCCTGAAGTTGGGGCTATATCAATTGATGAATTTCTAGTAACACCTGATATCAGGCGTTTTGTTACAACTTTTCCACCAGAAGATACTGCAAGATATCTACTTGTTGCTGTAGAATAAGAACTTAAATTTAAATCTCCACCTATAGTTAGATTTGAATTAAAGTTTGCTTCTGGACTTTCTATACTTAAACTTCCTTGAGGGAGGGATATTCTATAGTTTCCTTGAGCAACTGTTATTCCTTGAGGGCTGATATCAATCCCACCAACATCAAGTTTCCCTAGAATATAAATATTATTTATTCCAGTTAAGGTTTGATCATTAAAATCTACTACTCCCTGAGCAGCAGCAAGAGCATCTCTTACTGTTGCCCAAGTAACATTCGCATTTGATCCTTGTGCTCCCTGTGCCCCTTGAGTTCCAATTCCTTGAGCACCTTGTGCTCCTCGTTCACCTTGTAAACCTTGAGCACCTTGGGGTCCTATTCCTTGAGCACCTTGTGCCCCTTGTGCCCCTTGG